TCAGCGTGCGAGCTTATCGTTAAGCATTAGCACCTGTTCGCCATTCATTTCTTCAATCCACGCACCGTAGACTTCATAAACCATTTGCGCGTTTTCATGCCCCATCTGGCTGGCTATGAAAGACGGGTTAGCGCCGGCAGATAAAAGCCAGCAGGCAAAAGTATGCCGCGTATGGTACGGATTCCGGCGGCGAATACCAGCACGTTTTACAGCTGCGTTGAATCTCGCACCGATGCTCGATAAAGAGTAGTAGGCTTTCTGTTCTCCTTTGCGCATCCGGGGTATGAAAACGAATCGCAGGCTTTGATTTTCCACTGCGCCATACTCGCGATGATTAAAGACAATTTCGGTTTTAGGCTGTAGTGCTGTCAGCTTGCGCTGTGCTTTCAAGGCTTCAAGCGCCGGCTCTAATAGGGTGATAACCCGGTTACCTGCTTCGGTTTTTGGTGGGCCGAACATGCCCAACGCATTAAGATTCCGCTTTATATGGGCTGTACCTTTTTCCCAGTCAATATCTTCCCAGGCGAGAGCTGCGAGCTCTCCATGACGGACGCCAGCATATACTGCGAACGTCCACATATTCAGGCTTTGGCCACGCTCGGATTCCGCAAGCAAACTAAACTCCTGCTTCGTTAAAGGATCCGGTTTTACTTTCCCTTTATGTAGTTTCTTGATCCCTTCAAAGGGCTTGCCACTGATAAAGCCAGATTTGTGTGCAAACCGAAGTAGGGAGCACAGAAGCGATATATAGTTGTTCACGGTACGCACAGTGCGTCCCTGTTTGTTGCTTCTGGGATTTGCCAGGTAGAGTGTCTCACCGTTCAACAGTTCCTTTCTGTATTTCAGAATGTCGCTGTGGCGTATAGTGGAAACAGGCGTGTCTTCGTTAATGATGTGCATTAACGTACCGAGTTGTGAGCGCGTCTTACGCATCGTATTCGCGCTAATTTCTGTTTCTTTAATGCTCGTCCACAGTTCACAGAGCTCTGAAAAGGTTTGAACTGAAACAGTGGTTACGGTTTTTTTTGCTATGGACGATGAAGGAAAGCGCTGGTTGTAATCAAACTCCCCAAGGTTGATCTCGCTAACGATCACAGCTCGAAGATTCCCAGCTTTTTTGATATTCGCCGGGGTGTTAATCCAACCTTTTAGAATTTCGCGGCAACGCTTTCCCCGGTACATAAACCAGATGCAAATCTTATTGTTTCTGATTTCGACACCTGTAGGCAAAGCTGCCATCTTACGCATCCCTTATTAACTGATTAATTCTCGGATAGTTGTACCAGGTTGTGCCACGCAAGGTTTTTTCTCCGGAAGGAGAAACTCGTTTAAAATGGACACCTTCCACCCAACAGCCCTGGCGATACTTCTCAATCTGTCGTTCGGTCAGGCCTGTTTTTTCTGTGAGTCTTGCGCCAACAACCCATTCTTCGTTAAAAATTACCTGCGACATGGTTCACCTCAGGTAACCGGCATGAGTATAGATATGCCGGTCTTTAGTCGTTGATATTTCAGTTTCAGTTTCAGTTTGCCTGGCCGGGCAGGGAACGCAGTCGGCGCATGCCGGTCATTGCTGTGGCCACGTAGCTTGCCTTGCAGTTGACCACTTCAACCCAGACCTTCACGCCTTCCACTCTCACCGTATAGGTCTCTTTCATCTTGCTGCGCCCATAGTCACCATATCTCTGCTGGTGGGCTGCGAGTGCGATTTCACATGCCTGGCGAGCTAAAGGGGATTGCTTACTGCCTCGATTAATCAGCCGCATTTCTTCTCCTTGAGGGAGGGGTTTCCCTCCCGATCTCGTTAGTCCACGTATTCCGGTTTCATATCCGCCAGGGTGATGCTGAACTGATCGTGCAGCTCGTCGCCCAGGTGACGCTTTGAAGATGCCAGCACGCGCTCGGCTTCCGCGAACCGTTCGGCGGCATTCGGCTCGTCGGGCTGTGGCAGGGAGTTAATAGCGGCCTCAACCTTGTTGCGTGCGTCCACCAGGTAATAACGCTTCACAGCTTTGTTCTTCAGTTCAGTGAACAGGGCAGAACCCAGCGTTACTTTGACTGTTTCAATATCTGCGCGCAGAGCTTTAGCACTATCCACATCCTGAGCCGCCTCGATGCGATCACGGAAATCATCAGCAAGTGCATCGATATTTTGAGCTGATTCCTGAGCCGGTTGAGTAGTAGTGACGTTGTCACCTGAAATATCAGCAAGGCTAACGTGCTGCGCCGGTGCGGGATTTACCTCTCGTTCTTCATGACGATCATCGAGCTCATCAGGGGTGTACACGCCCAGAATCACATCCGGGCAGAACAGTCTCGCCCAGCGTTTGACGGCCAGGTACGCCAGCTGCTGGCGGGGGTCGTCAGCCCAAAGGGTAGAGTTTCGGGTTCGGGCCTGAGCCAGCAGCAAATCGAGTTCCCTTGGCTGATCTTCACCTTTCAGGGTTGCGCGGATAATAATGCCGATCCCGGCTTCGTCAGCCAGGGTCCAGCCCGGGACGCGGTACTCGCCTTTGTCGCCTTTACGGATATGGAATTTCCCAACAACCTTTTCCCATGGCCCGTACCACTCATATTCAAAACGGCTGGCCAATACGCCGCTGCGTGAAATGACGGCATTAACCAGCTGCGCTTCATACCCGAGAACACCGCTAATCAGGTGCGTCTTCTGCGCCACGGCAAAGGGATTCATCTGCCACTGCGCCGCTTGCATCGCAACTGCCATGCAATCGGCCTGGTTGCCCTGCAGGTGTTTAGGAACGGTGGCAGTGCCCTGCGCCATGATCTGCGCAAATGTGCTGATGGCGTTCAGATACTGGGAATCAAACAAAGCCACGTTGGAGTTAATAACGGTGTTCTGGTCAGCAACGGTAACGTTAGTGTTATGCATAAATCCCCCTTAAGCCTGAGCGCGCAGCGCTTCGAGGCGGCGCAGGTCGAAGTCGTTCAGTTCATCGGTGTAATCGGTAGTGATCGGCGCTGGCCATTCGCCCGTGTCGAATCCGGTTGCGATGGCGCGCATCGTTTTGCGGTACTCGAGCATGCCCAGTTCCAGCAGTTCAGTGGACGCCTCGATGATGGCGATCCAGTGGTAGTTCTCGTCTTTGTTGACGAAAATCCAGAAGAACTGGTCCAGCGCCGCGGTCTCGCAATACATAGCCGCACTGAGGTGGTAGTCCCGGTCAATGATTTCCCGGTGCAGCCTGGCGCGCAGGCTTTCCTGCTTCACGTTCCACATGCTGATAGTTTTCAAGTCAGCACCGATGCGCGCGCCATCAAATTCGATTTCGAGATCCGGGCGTACACGCACTTCTAAACCTGTTTCGTCGTCAAAGCCGAAGTAACTCACTTCTACAGCGCGGCTTGGATGTGTCAGCAGCATGCCCGCGGTCGGGTGTGCCATGAGTGCAGACTGAATTGCACGCGCTGTGGCCAGCTGCTGGCGGGTAACCAGAATCTTTTCGCCAGGGTTGTCGCGCCAGGCATCCAGCAGTTCGTCGGCGAACATGGCATCGGGCTTAACTGATTTAACTGCCTGGATCATGTCTGCTTTAGTACCAGACACTTTCAGCGGTGTAGATTTCTGCGCTTCTTGCGCCACCAGGTCTGGATTGATGATCGCTAATTGCTCGAGTAGCGCATCACGGCTGCCGCTGGTTTTAACCGGCACGGGTAGGGTGGCGTTGTACTCTTTAATGCATGCCTTCATTGCCGTTGCTGTCTGCTTCTGGCCTTCTTCAATGCGCTGATACTCAGCAGGGAGAGCCATATAGCTTTGAGCCGTTTCTTCCAGGCTGGCGCCAAGCGGCACTTGAGCGGGAAGGGACGCGTTATGTTCTTCAAGCAACGCTTTAATCTCATCAGCGCTTAGCAGCGCCGGCAGGCTGGCGTTGTACGCGTCGATGAACTCGCGCAGAATTGCGGCCGTTGTGAATGCGCCTTCCGGGATTACCGGTTCAACGCTGAATTCTGCGTCCAGTTGTTCAGGCTGCAACGCCAGCGCATGCACCAAGTTGCCCATGTCCAGCACCGCGGAGCGCTCTTTGACGATGGTTTTTTCAACGTGGCGCGCATTGAAGTACATCAGCGACACACGGGCATCTTTCACCTGGGTGGAGCTGATGCCGTTGGCGGCGTGGTAAACCTCGTTTGGCAGGCCTTCATAGCGCCCTGGCTCGAAATAAGCAGGATATTCAACAGCCGGTTCCCCCTGCTGCACTTCTGGTTCGTTTTGTACCGATTCTGGCTGGCTTTGTGCCAGTTTTGGCCCATTCTGGTGTGCAGGTTCGCTATTCTGGCTGGCAGAATCTGTTTTATGGTCAATGCTCGCCTGTTCCTGATTCGCCAGGCTTGGCGCGGCAGCAGCAAGTATCTCTGCCGGAGTTACGGTAACTGCTTGCGTATCAGCTGCATCAGCGCTTTCGCCTGGTTGTACCGGATCAGTATTTTCGACTTTCTCTGGCTGAGTCGTTTCCGTCTGCACATCGCTGGTGGTCTCCGCTGCGTTTTCCGTTTTTTCGACTTCATTTGAGGCGTTTTGATTGAGCAGGGCTTCAATGGGAAATATGCCGTTGCCTATACTTGTGATTTCCGGTTGTCCTTTCGCTTCCTCTGCGCGGTGGCGCGCACCTTCTTCACGAACACGCTGTAAGTTCTCTTCATGAGTTGTGGTGGCCACACGGTGGGTCATTTCCCATTTCGGATCCGTTGGGTCGCTGATACCCTCGACAAACTCACCACGTTCGGCTGCCATCTGCTTGTCCACGCCTACACGTGAAATAACTGGAGCGGCAGAAGGCAGCGGCATTAACTCGGTTGTGGAGTTGAAATTTGTAGTCATTGTTCGATTAACAAATTCCAGATGAGCAGCTGGTGTCTTGTGGATGTTTTCAGGAGCGATACGCACGAGATTGAAGATTGCTATGCGGTTCACCGCCAGCACCCCCGGTTGATTACGCAGGATGTTGCTCCACGATTTCCACGGCTCCTCTTTTTTAGCGACAATTTCCTTCGCGCGACGCAGTACGCTGCCTGGTATTTCGTGTGGGTTGAAATCCATAGGCAGCAGGGCGCATGCGATCTCAAGATCGAGAGTGTCCAGCGTATGGTGTGCGCCTTCTCCGCGGTCGGTAACATAGCCGCCATCAGCGTTAGTGCCGGAATCAGTACGCTGCACGCTGCTGATGCGGTTTCCGGCAGCCCATTCGCGCGCCAGGATGCCACGGTCAATGTAATCAGTTACCGCCCAGATTCTGGTGAAACGGAGAACCAAAGCGAGTTCGTGACGCTTTTCCTGGCTGAAAACTTTGCGAATGGCGTCGGTATAGCGCCACAGGTCTTTGGTGTCGTAACCCTTAACCTCTTCGCAGTTTTCTGCCGCCAGCAGCAGGTTCTGGACATAGCTGTTGTCAGTGTCCATCTCCAGAGCGCTGATACCTTCGTATTCTTGGCGGGTTAAGTGGTGGCGCAGTTCGTTGGCGGTGAACTGGGCGAGTAGCTGCTTCCGGAACGGCATACGCACGACTGGATAACGAGTGGTTTCGTCATCATTCTCGTCAATCTGGATACCGTTATCAGGTTCCAGAACCTGAACGGTTGTAACGTCGGAGTTGCTGGTGCTTTCTGATTTGAGAAGAGAAAGCTTTCCGCTTCTCCACTCTTCAACTAACTGATTGCGGTCGCTGGCATCTGCTCTCGCCCAGTCAGCCATGAATGCAGCGATAATTTCGGTTTCGTGTGCTTCATCTGGCGTGAATACCTGCTTAATCGCCTGAACCAGTTTCCACTCAGCGTTCAGGCTGAGATCGGCAACTTCAGGGATGTCGTTCTTCGCCAGCAGCAGGTTCTGGAGATAGGTGTTGCCTTCATCCAGTGACATTTCGCTGGCAGACAGTTGCTGCTCTTTAGTGATGTGTGACTGGTATTTGTCGCTGGTCAGGTGGACGGCAAAACGGACCGCTGGAGTGCGGTTTTCAAGCGGGACACTCTCGACGGTAGTTTCGACATTAACGGACGTTTCCGGTGCGGCAGTGGTGTCCACAGGTCCAGTCAACTCAGCACCAGCCTTTGGCAGCCAGGTGCGTCCATCTTCCTGCAGTTCGTAGCGTTTGCACCAGGTGTAATCCACCGCACTTTCTTCCGGCAGGTCGTTATACACGGGGAAATCGGTCCGAACTGGTTTGGCATAATCCTTGCCCCTGCCGGTTTCAATGCCAGCATCTTCCAGCTCTACATCCAGCTGCAAATTGGCTCGTGCTTCTGATTTAGCCGTGAACCAGATAACGGCATCTTCTTTGCCGGATTTCTGGGTTGCCTTGATAAAATGAAAGAATTCCATATCGGGTCCTTAATTTTGGTTGTAAGATACCCGCAGCTAATGATTGCCGCCTTGGGTAGTGGTCATTGGTCAAAACTCGATTCCGGAAAGCTTTGGTCGGCTGACCGGGTACTTAACCCGCCTTGCGCGGGTTTTGTGCTTTTAGGGGCTGGTAACAGCCATTGGTCATAACTCGATTAAAATTTGAAAGCAGGCTGGTGGTCGTCAGCCGGTCTATATGGGTAACACTCTCCTTTTACGTGCTGTTCTTTGGCAGCTGCATCACAGCCAGCTTCGGTTTGGTATACACCGAGCATGATGTCTGAGCATTCCCCGGTGAGGGCGCAGACGGTAACGATCAGGGCAAAGAACGAGCTCATGCTTTTAGCTCTGGATTGCCTTTTTGCGCCAGTAAGTAGCAAAGCTTGCGAATCCATACTTCCGCCGCACTGAGGCGGATAGCTTGTTGTCTTGAAGGTGTTCGTGCAAAGTCGATCATTTATCTTTCCTTTTAATTCTGACTGTCGTATCGCGGTCCTAACTTCAGTGCTATTGTGGTTATTCCCGCACTCTAATGAGGGAATTAACTGTGGAAAAAGAAGAGAAAGTCTTGTATTTAACTCGCTTAGCGGTTGATACATATAACTCTTACCGTTCTGCTCAAATCTCTTCTGGCCGGAATCTTTCTGACCCCCACGATCCGGTGGAAGAGATAGAAAAAATCTATGCAAAATTCGAAGTCTTTCTTGACCAGAAACTCTCAGAAGACGAATGGAAATAGGGTTATATGCTTCCCCAGCTAGACCTATTTCTCCAGAGTGAGCTGTTGCAATGTGCATAAAGCTCACTCTTTCTTATGACCGTGTCATCCACAATTTTTCCCCCTATATGCGCCTGTAACGCCGGCCAGCGGAACGTTTAAACCTGATGCGCGTTAATCTCTCCACCTCATCCGACTATTCGTATGCCGTCGGCGGCTACTTCGTGGGCGTCCTGCCTTGGTGGTTCGTAGTGCGTCTTAGTGATGATAGTAAATCACCACTTTACTTTTGAGTCAAGTGTGATGGTACTAAAGGGTATGGCTATGCTTTACTTTGATGGTTGCGGGCCAGTAAAAGTGAATAGAAAGCACAAAAACCGACCGATTGACGGGGGCGAGGAGTTTGAGTAGCAGATCTTAACTGCGTGATTCAGCTGAAAGGGGTAGGGAAGTCGTTCCTACGCGATGGGTGATTAAATTTTTATTTTAGTGAAAAATTATGGCTTGCATACGTTGGTAGGAATTCGTAAAGCGTAAGAGTCTTGACCCCATGTACTGCAGCAGCATCTGGGATCATAATGCGTTTTTTAGGAGTGCCACCAGAAGGTCTTTCATGAGTAATAATCGTAAATCCATGAGTCATTGCGTGAGCAATCAAGAACGCATCGGCTTTGTCTTGATTCGCAAAATCACTTTTGGCCTTCGGTGTGACATCTAAAGTCATAGCCCAATTTATAAGCTTGGCATAATTCGTGATTGATGTAAGCTCATTTTCAAAGAATGATAACGGAATTTCATCTTTAATCCAGAGACATAGTGGATCTTCTTTAACGCAAAGTTCTTTCCTTACAGCGTTGATGCTGTAGACAAATCCCTTACTATGCATAGCAAGAATAAAATCCCAAAAAATCTTACAATAATTAAAGTTGTAAGCGAAATTTTTAGCTTCTATGAAGACATTGCTATCGATCAAAAATTTCCCATTTGAAGTCATAGGGATTCTCTATTTTTATGAAAATCAACTATTGTATCTGCTCTTACATTCAGCAGGACGCCAGCTTCTCGTAAGGGCAATTGCTGGGACATTGCGCGAGAAACAATTATGTTAGTCAATTTGTAGCTATTACGTACAGGAAGGGTGTTAAAGAAAGAACCACCAGAAGATTCTTTTTTGGGTTTGTTATTAGCTTCATGTTTTATAACAGCGATAGTGCTTTCATCTATAAGACCCAGCTGTAATGCCCTGATTGCACAGGCATAATTACTGACTTTAAATTGACGAGATACATCTTTAACCCTATAGATATCATCTTCTACGTCATTTACATTCCAAGAGGATAAGAACAAATTCCGAGGCATTAGTATTTCTGCAGCTACTTTGTTGCAAAAAGCTTCTATACTTTTTTCTGTATCCCATCCAGAAATACCCTCAATCCCCAACCAGAGATGAGCAACTTCGTGGAATAAGGTAAATACTTGGGCACACAATGCATCTGAGGCATTTACGAACACTATTGGTGCAATGTTGTCTGCTATGCAAAATCCTCGGAATTCCCGAGTATCTAATTTCCTGTTGGTGTTGTTGCCAACAACACCATTTTTAAAAACTAAAATGCCTGCGTTTTCTATCAATTTGGAAACTTTGGAAAAATAACTATCTATAGTTACAGCTTTTATTTCTTTTTGAACATTAAATTTTATAGTAGTGACAATATCTTGAGCCACAATCTCATGAGCTAAGTTTTTACTGTATTTAAATTTACCTATAAACTTAAGCTCTTGGTCACTACCGTTCTCTTTCAAATACTCTTTATACCATTCAAGTTTATATTCAATATCATGATAAACATCAAAGAAGTTTCTACCCAAGGATTGAGTATCAAGTGTTTGTCGTAAATCAGGAATTTTAGGTACTTCTGGTTTTGGCGGAGTGTCGAGGAAAAGGAATCCAAAAGGAACCCCACCAATTTTAGCAAGCTTTTCCGCTCCAGATTTGCTCACAATCCCATTCAGGAATTTATTAGAATTTTTCGGCATGACTTGCTCTCCAAGGGCCTCGAGAGAGAGTCCTTGGGAGTTTGCTATCCACTCAATCATCACTTTGGACAACTGAAGTTCAACAACGGCCATGCTATCACCTGGGAAAATTAATCCAAAACATCATAACTGCATTGTTGATTAGGGTAGCGCTGCCGTCAATTATATTAGGCTTTCAATATGGGGCAACATCACTAAACAACCTAAAATCAGGGCAAAAGCACATAGTTGAGGCCCCGGAATTGCTCTTGGATGGCTTCAATCGTCCTGTGACCGGATGCGACCTTTCATGTATTTTTCGTAAAGCTCATCTAACTCTTTCAGACGAATCGAAAATATGCGGAGCATATTTTTTTGCTCTTCTTCAGGAAGCTGACGATAGAGTTCTAGGAGTCGCCGTTCATCAGGTTTAAGGCCATCTTTTTCACCAACCTCTTCGCCAAGTAACCAAGGAACTGATACACCGGCTGCATCGGCTACAGCCAAAGCAGATTCCTTACTCATCTTTCCGGTTCGAAACCACCCGGTCACCGCCTGCTTACTGACATTAGCAACCTTTGCCATCTCAGTCTTTGAGAAGCCCTTTACGTTTAATTCGGTCAGCCTAGCAATCAGGCTCTCATTAGGATCTTTTTTATTCATAGATTGATTGTAAACAATAGCTTTACCTCTCGATAGGCAGGCGATTATTGACTTTTCGGTAAATCAATGCTTTACTTTGCTCGCTTAAGGAGGTCTCATGAATGGTATAGAAAATGCAATTAACCGCTCTGGTTCTGCCAGTGCGCTTGGCGCTTTGATTGGCGTATCAAAAATGGCTGTTTCGCAGTGGCGCCGTAAAGGGGTGCCTGCGGATCGCGTCCTGCAAATTTATGGGGTTACTGGAGTAACTCCACACGAACTACGGCCAGATCTCTATCCAAACAACACTGATGGTTTACCTAAACAGGAGCCTTAACTATGCAAACTGTTTCATTTCAACAGAGTAGCAGAGCTTCCTCTAATCCAATGATATTCCCGTGTCATCAAAGCGAATCGGCAGCGCAGGAAATTGAGCATCGCGATATCTGCTCAGCGGTACGAGCTTGGGCTGCGGTAGAAGGGCGCGTAGCTGTTGCGCTTCAAATCCAAGAAGCGGCGGAAGAACTTCAACTTGATGGCGTGGATTTCTCTGGCCAGGCCGATGTCTGGAACGTGAAGCTGTTCCGCTGGCTGGATAACAAAGAAGAATCTGCATCTTACCGAAAGAACGTCGAACAGCTGGTGCCTGCGATCATGTCTGTATTACCGATTCGGTACCGCGACCGTGTCGTAAAGAACGACTCGTTTGCCTACCGGATGGCCAGGTTGGAAAAAGAGGTGAGTGAGGCGAAGCAAGCTCTGATGCTCGATGCACCGAAGAAGGAAAAACTGAAGGAGTTAGGCGAGGGGATTTTCGAAATGTTCAGGATCGATCCGGACCTTACGGCGCCGCTGCTGGCGATGGTCACAACCATGCTGGGGGCAATGTGAAGACTTCAGAAAAGGCGAAAGCCGCGGTGCTCGAACACCAACGGCTTTCAGGTGCAAAAACGGAGTGTAATTGCGGAGCTAAGTATGTCAAACACAGCTGAAATTATCAATTTCCCCCACAGAACCGAACAACCGGGAGGTCGTATGGCCGACCTGTCGAACGGGTATACCAAGGTCGCTAACGAGATCCAACAGCTCAAGCCTCGTCTGAGAATGTCAGGCCGGGAGTGGCAATGTTTTGAGGCGGTGATCTGGCTTACCTACGGCTGGAACAAGAAACAGGACCGTGTTACGAACACGGTTATTGCTGAGCTTACAGGGCTGAGTGATTCCCACGTTTCTGATGCGCTCAAGTCACTCGCAGAACGCAAAATTATCTTCAGTCAGAAACAGGGCGTGATGAAAACGGTCGGTATAAATACTGACCTTTCAGCCTGGATTTTAGACAAACCGAAAACGGGAAAAGTCTTCCCGAAATCGGGAAAAGTGTTACCGAAAACGGGAAAAACCTTCCCGGAAACGGTAGACACCCAAGACTATAACAAGAACAATATTAAAAGATCCTCGTCTCGGAATTCTGACGAATCCCGAAACCAGAAAACTCAAAAGTTTCTCTCACGCCACCCAGAAGCTGCCGCCGGGATATACACCCCGGCGGGTAAATCATGGGGATCCGCTGACGACCTCAAGGCCGCTCGCTGGATTTACGACAGGCTTCTCACCGTCAACGCATCGCTATCCGAACCCAACTGGGCTGAATGGGCAAACACCATCAGGCTGATGCGCGTCCAGGACAAGCGTACTCACTACGAAATCTGTGACCTGTTCCAGTGGGCCAACCGGGACGAGTTCTGGAAAGACAACATCCTGAGCCCCTCGAGTCTGCGCAAGCAGTGGGATCAGCTCACCACCAAACGGCTGCGCGCAACCGGAACGGCAAAGCTACCCCGGGGCGGCATCGACCTGCATAACACCGACTGGATTGACGGGGTGCTGGAATGAAAAACCTTGCCGAGAGCATTCGCAATTTTGACCGGGAACAGGCTCGCCGTGTGGCGCACAACATGCCTGAGCAGTACACCGAACGCGAACAAACGCAGCAGGTGGCGCAGATTATTAACGGGCTATTCGTACAACTGTCCGCCGCGTTCCCGGCAAGTCTGGTTAATCGCAGCCAGGAGGATGTGAACGAGATCCGCCGGCAGTGGGTGCTGGCCTTTAAAGAAAACGGGATCACCACTCTGGAGCAGGTCGAAGCCGGCATGCGCATGGTACGCCGACAGGAGCGTCCATTTCTGCCTTCGCCAGGCCAGTTCATCAAGTGGTGCAGGGAAGGGCGCAGCGTGCTGGGGGTCACCACCGCAGACGTGATGGCTGAGTACTGGAAGTGGCGTAAGCTGGTATTCCGTTACCCGAACAGCGAGCTGTATCCCTGGCCTAAGCCGGTTTATTACCATATCTGCCTCGAACTGCGGCGCCGCGGAACTGATGGCCAATTGAGCCATAAAGAACTCGAACGTGAAGCCAGAGATATTCTGGATATCTGGGAAAAACGGGTGCTAGCCGGGAAGCCGATTCCGCCTGTTCGTCGGGCGCTGACTGCGCCGGTATCGCCGAAGGGGCCGACACCGGCTGAGTTGCTCAAAGCTAAGTATGAGAGCGTGAAAGCTAATACGAAGGCTTAGCCCTGGCGAGTAACGTCCTTTGTTACTCATGAAATGTGTTTTTTATCACAAACCTGCCAATAAAATTTAATAGAAATATACGAGAGATAGTTGAGAATTATCCATATAAACAAGTGGTTCCAGAGTATTACACAGTTTTTTCGAGGTGTAATAAATCACTAACAACTACTTACGAATGATTCAGTAAGTTGATAGTTCTGCGTAGTTCATTTTCGCCAAATTACAATGAGTTAATTCACACGCTTTGACTTGCTGAATGTAAAACCCCGTTTATATTTATTCATGTTTCCTTTCATTTGAGCTGATTTTAATACTTTCCCACATAAGATGTAGTAGAACTTCGAGAGGTTTTGATGAAATTCAATATGATAGTAAGGAGCCTTGCTATTGCTGGCATTCTGAGCTCAGTTAGTCTCTCCCTTTCGGCTGCTGAGGCTTCGAAAGATGCATCAGCAGCTACGCAACAAGCTAACAACGCCTTATATAATCAACTCCCTTTCTCTGATAACACTGATTTCACCAATGCCCATAAAGGGTTCATTGCCCCACTTCCTCAGGAAGTTATCAAGGGGGAGCAAGGGAATGTAATCTGGAACCCGCAACAATATTCCTTTATTAAAGAAGGCGATAAAGCCCCCGATACAGTCAATCCCAGTTTATGGCGTCAATCACAGCTGATTAATATAAGCGGTCTCTTTGAGGTCACCGAAGGTGTTTATCAGATTCGAAATCTTGACCTGTCGAATATGACAATCATCGAAGGTAAAGAAGGCATCACCGTTGTTGACCCGCTGGTGTCGGCAGAAACGGCGAAGGTCGGAATGGATCTCTATTTTAAAAATCGCGGCAAGAAACCTGTTGTAGCGATCATTTATACCCACAGCCATGTTGACCACTATGGCGGCGTGCGCGGCGTGGTGGATGAAGCCGACGTGAAGTCCGGCAAAGTTAAGGTCTACGCGCCTGCCGGGTTTATGGAAGCGGCCGTTGCCGAGAATATCATGGCGGGCAACGTGATGAGCCGCCGAGCCAGCTATATGTATGGCAACCTGCTGAAGCCAGATGCCAAAGGTCAGGTGGGTGCCGGTCTTGGGACCACGACCTCCGCCGGGACGGTCACGCTGATTGCCCCCACCAATATCATTGAAAAAGATGGTCAGAAAGAGGTCATCGACGGCCTGACCTATGATTTTATGCTCGCCCCTGGATCCGAAGCGCCGTCCGAAATGCTCTGGTATATTGAAGAGAAAAAACTCATCGAATCAGCTGAGGACGTTACCCATACCCTGCACAACACCTACTCGCTGCGCGGGGCCAAAATCCGCGAGCCGCTGCCGTGGTCGAAGTACATCAACCAGGCGATTGTGCGCTGGGGTGACAAAGCTGAAATCATCATGGCACAGCACCACTGGCCGACCTGGGGCAACGAAAACGTCGTCAAACTGCTGAAAAGCCAGCGTGATCTCTATCGTTACATCAACGACCAGACGTTGCGTATGGCGAACGAAGGGCTGACGCGCGACGAAATCGCCGCGAACTTCAAGCTCCCGGATTCACTGGCGCATACCTGGGCCAACCGCGGCTATTACGGTTCGGTGAGCCATGACGTAAAAGCCACGTATGTGCTGTATCTTGGCTGGTTTGACGGCAACCCGGCGACGCTGGATGAACTGCCGCCTGAAGAAGGCGCGAAGAAATTCGTGGAGTATATGGGCGGCGCGGATGCCATCCTGAACAAAGCGAAAACCGACTTCGACCAGGGGAACTACCGCTGGGTGGCGCAGGTGGTGAGCAAAGTGGTATTTGCCGATCCAAACAACCAGGCAGCACGCAACCTAGAAGCCGATGCGCTGGAACAGCTTGGCTATCAGGCTGAATCTGGTCCGTGGCGTAACTTCTACCTGACTGGTGCGCAGGAGTTGCGTAACGGCGTGGTGAAAGGGCCAACCCCGAATACCGCCAGCCCGGATACGGTGCGCGCGATGACGCCAGAGATGTTCTTTGACTATCTGGCTGTTCATATCAATGGTCAGAAAGCCGGTGATGCTAAATCGGTGTTTAACATCGATTTGGGCAGCGATGGAGGCAAATATAAGCTGGAGCTGGAAAATGGTGTGCTGAACCATACGGCCAACGCTGAGGCTAAGGACGCTGATGCAACAGTGACTCTTAATAGGGACACGTTGAATAAAATTATCCTGAAAGAGGTTACGCTCAAGCAGGCCCAAGACAGCGGTGATGTGAAAATTACCGGCGATGGAGCGAAACTCGACGCTATGCTCGGTTATATGGATAAATTTGATTTCTGGTTCAATATCGTTACGCCTTAAAACTTTGCCCTGCGGGAGACATCTCTCGCAGGGGAATTTTTTCCAGTAGTTAGCATTCGGCATGTTGCTATTTAACTGCTCGGTGAAATTGTTCATTCACAAATCACAGGTAAATATGAACAGGATAAGGTTCGCTCTGTTGATATGTTTTATCTTTTTCGCCGTCAGTTCAACTTTCGCTGCTGAGCCCCGTCAGGAGCCGACGGAGCAGGAACAAGCACGCACGCTTTATATCTTCCACACTCCCATAGTCATGCTTCAGGCCAAGTTTGGTCAGACAACGCCGGAAGAACGGGTTTTACGCATCCACAATACTCTGCGTAAATTCACCCAGGCGGATGTCAGTGAGCCAATACAAATTCTCCCCGTCACCCGTTATAACCAGCAGGGGAGGCTGTTTTTAATGAATGGCAAGCCGCTAATGTTGCTGACGCAGGCAGATCTAGATGAGGGCGATGACCTGACTCTGGATCAAGCCGCGCAACGCGTGCTGGCGCGAATGGAGGCGCAACGTACAGCCCTTCACGATCAATACGATTCCGGTTGGCTTGCACTTTCCACATTGAAAACCATTGTGGGGTTAGCGGGTTATTTACTGTTTATATGGGTAGCGTGGCGCTCATGGCGTCGGGTTAAGAGATACTTTCGTCGTCGGATTGCAGAAAATCGCGGATGGATCCCCAAAACCTGGCGGCGTTACGTGGGGGCTGTTGAAGCTCGTTTATATGCCTTGCTGATGATTTTCCTGGGAATCATTGGTTTTTATGTCTGGCTTAGCTGGGCGTTTAGTCTTTTTCCGTGGACCCGGGTTTGGGCAACATCGCTGGGAGACTGGTCCCTGCGTGTCGTTCGTCAGATTTTCTTATCCATTGTCTCAGCTTTACCGGGGTTGATGATTGTTTTGATTATTTTCATCATCACCGCTTTCATTCTTAAGTTATTGAAAATGACACTCAACCAGGTCGAGGTGGGACGCTTACAGTTCCCCGGTCTGCATCCTGAAACCGTCGGGGCGACCAGGAAACTCCTCTCGGTCGTGGTATGGTTATTTGCTCTCTCAGCAGCCTATCCGTTTCTTCCTGGCGCAAATTCACTGGCCTTTAAGGGTATAAGTGTCTTCTTTGGTCTCATGCTGACGCTGGGGTCTGCTGGGGTGATGAATCACGCTATGAGTGGCCTGGTGCTGATTTACTCACGCGCCTTGCGCAAAGGAGATGTCATTCGTGTTGCGGATAACGAAGGAAAGGTGAGTGAAATTGGCATGCTCGCCACAAAAATTATAACTCGCGAAAACTATGTAGTGACAGTACCTAATGCTGTCGTAGTGAGTGGCAAGATAACGAACCTCAGTGCCCAAAATAACGACGGCAGTGTCAACTTAACCGTAAGCGTCACCATCGGGTACGACACCCCATGGAGGCAGGTTCATGCCATGCTTGAATTGGCAGCCAAGCGAACAGAATTCGTGGATCTTACGACCGCGCCGCTGGTGCGCCAGTTGGCGCTGATGGACTGGTATATAGCCTATGAGCTTCAGGTCAGGCTGAAAACCGATGTGTCACTGGCCATCGCGCGAAATGCACTGTTCAGTAATATCCAGGATGTTTTCAACGAATTCAATGTGCAGATCATGTCGCCCAACTTTGTCATGCAGCCTGAAGGAAGCGTCGTGGTCGCAAAAGATAACTGGTATCCCGCCCCCGCTGTTGCACCAGTACGCGACAAATAATACTGACCATTAAATACAGGCAGACGGCATATGAAAAAATCGACGCTATTTTCTCTGCTGGCGTTTCTTTCTCCAGCGACACAGGCCAGCGCACTCTATTTTTACGAAATTGGGACTGAAGATACTGCGCTTGCAGGTGCTGGCCAAGCTGCGCGCGCGCAGGACGCCTCTACCATAGTGACTAACCCGGCAGGAATGACGCGGCTGCCTGATCATATGTTTACAGGCGGATTACAGGCAATGGATGGTGATATTTCCTATCGCCTTGATGATGATAGTGGACGTAAAAATCCTGGCGATATCATGCGATTTTTTCCAAATGCTAGCGCCTTTTATACACAGAAACTCAATGATGCACTGTATGCCGGGCTGGGGTTATATGGCAATTACGGGCTGGGGATTGATTTTGGTAACTGGGCTGGCGACCGTCTCATAAAAAAGAGCACCATGGTTGCAATGACTTTAAGTCCGTCTTTAGCCTATAAATTAAGCGAACGAGTATCAGTTGGTGGTTCAGTCAATGTCAATTACGGATTCCTTTCTCTCACACGTAATGTCGACAATGAAGATGAAAAACAGAATGATCATGACTGGGCGCTGAGTTATCGTCTGGGCTTATTAATGGAGCTCACCGATAAAACTCGCGCGGGAATCGCCTGGACCAGCAAAACAGACTATGACTTTAATATAGATGCTAAAGCTCGCTTCCCAAACTTACCCAACGTTGAATATGAAATTCCTGTTTCAGCGCAGGTCCGGGCACCTCAGCAGATAATGTTGAGTCTGGTGCATGATTTCAATAAGACATGGTCAATTATGGGTGACCTTGGCTGGCAGGACTGGAGTCAGTTTGGCAGTCCGCAGGTTTCTGTCGCTGGACAAAATGCCAATCGCAAAAACCGTCTCAAAGATTCCTGGCATACCGCGCTGGGGTTACAGTATCGCCCAACCGAATTGTGGCGCATTAACGCCGGTGTGGCTTTTGACAGCACAGTCTACAAAACGCAGAACGACGTGGCCCTTTCCTTACCTACAGGTGATGAATGGCGATTTGCAACAGGTGCGCAGTATCAAATTACACCACAAAGTAACATTGGTTTTGCAGTATCATACCTAAATATGCAGTCTTCTCGGGTCCAGTCACCGGAGCAATTCAAAGGTAGCTATGACAATCCTTATCTTTGGTTTGCCAGCTTGAACTACAGTTATCAATTTTAAATACTCGCCTCGAAAAGATTTGATTAGGTCTGCCACTGGTTAGTGCAGGCCTTTTTTCTATTAAAATCGTGGCGATTAAATTTGGAAACTAACTCGGTAGCTCGTAAATTTAACGCAATGTAATAGCTGTTGCTTAGTGTCCAACTAGCAGCTTTAGCCAGCTCTTCTTCATAGCATGCTCCTAAAACGTTGCAAAATCCGTAACATAAGTTTATAAATGTACTGTACATGCATACAGTAATTCATTGCGGAGGGAAAAATGATAATCGAGTTAGCCATTGATCGCATGAAGAAACTTCCTGATGGAGCTATACCTGCTCTCGAGTCAGAACTGCTCAAAAGGCTCAGCAAGCAGTTCGATAATTGTCAGCTAACGATCAAGCGTGCCAGCAATGATGGGCTGACTGTCTTCGGAGGCGACAAGAAAGAGGTCGAACATATCGTGCAGGAGACCTGGGAAAGCGCGGACGAGTGGTTTTATTAATCGCGTGAATTTCACTGGAGCAGTTTCAAAGAGTATCGCTGTTTGCGTTCCCCTGGCTGTTCCCGATTACTGTTTACCGCGTCAATTAGTCGCTCTGGGGGAAATAGTGTGTAGTGCAGATGCCTTTAATGCAGATGATCAATGGTACGACGTGGTCAGAAGGGCCGATAAAGCAGTTATCTATAGCTTCCCGGCAGAAGGGAGATATCTGGTTTATCGAGTAAATGGAATAGTTTCATTACGACCGTTACTCGAAGAGGAAGAAATCTTCACGTTCAACGGGTTTATGCAATTTGCAAAACGGCTGGGGTACCGAGTTACACCACCGTCTGATATTATTCTTTCATAGGCCTGAACACCCTATACCTGATGCGCCACGGAGAGAACCATGGCGCTAGAATTACAACTTATCAAACACCACTCAGGAATACTGATCCCGGCGACGCCCGAGACCAGCGATATCCTGCAATCAAAAACCCGGCTCGGCGATGTTCTTGTTGCCGAGTTCAGGCGGGTACGAAACCCGACATTTCACCGGCGCTTTTTCGCGCTTCTCAATCTCGGTTTTGAATACTGGGAACCAACCGGCGGAGCTATCTCTAGCAGCGAGCGGAAGCTGATCACCGGCTACGCCAAATTCCTGGCTTCGTATGGCGGGAATGAGAGCGCGCTGATCGATGCAGCTGAGCAGTATCTTGAGCAGGTTGCTTACCGGCGCGTCACGAATGGCATTAGCCTGTGCAAGTCCTTCGATGCATACCGCTCGTGGGTGATCGTTGAGGCAGGGCACTTTGATGCCATTCAGCTACCTGACGGCACACTCAAAAAGCATCCTCGCAGCATTTCATTCGCCAATATGGACGAGCTCGAGTTTCAGCAACTCTATAGTGCCGCACTCAATGTACTTTGGCGCTGGGTCCTGTCCCGTTCATTCCGCAGTCGCGATGAGGCCGAAAATGTTGCCGCGCAGCTGCTTGGCTTTGCGGGGTGATGGACATGAAATATACCTGGTTCCACCACACCGATTGCAGCACCGAACAGGCCGACGAGCTGGTTAAGCGTTACAAAGCGCGCGGCGTGCGCGTTGAGCGCAGCCTAAACAAGGATTACGTGACCTGGACTGTCAGTGCATTCCTTCTAACATCAAACACGCCAGCGCGCCCGGATAGTCGCTGGCGAAACCGGATGTGGGGGTGAACGTGAAGACATATCAAATCACTTTACCCTGGCCGCCGAGCAACAACCGGTATTACCGGCACAACCGCGGGCGCACGCACATTAGTGCTGATGGCGTTGCGTACCGTTATGCGGTCGCAAGTGTCATTCGAAGCGCCCGGATTAATATCCGTACGGCCGCAACACTCAAAATCCGTATTGAATGTCACATGCCCGACCGCCGGCGCCGCGATCTGGATAACCTGCAGAAGGCTGCATTCGATGCTTTAACCAAGGCGGGATTCAGGCTGGATGACTGCCAGGTTGTTGACTATCGCGTTGTGAAAATGCCTGTCGTTAAGGGCGGGAAATTAGAACTCACCATTACCGAGCTGGAGACCGCATGAATCTTGAAAACACCCTCAAATATCACTTCGCCAAATCGACAATGATTAGCGACTCTCCGCGTGCAACGGCGTCAGACTCATTAACCGGGACGGATATAATGGCTGCGATGGGCATGACGCAGGAACGGGCAGCATTAGGTTACAGCGCTTTTCTCGGGAAGATGGGCATAAGCAACAATGACCGGGAGAGGGCGATTGAGTTGCTGGCCCAGTATGCGCTGACTAAGTGCGATCGGGTGGCGGCGCTTCGCAAACTGGATGCCTGGGTTAAGCCATTAGTGATGCACCAGTTGGCCACCTTCGCGTTCGAGGACTATTCTCGCAGCGCCGCCAGCGTGAAGCAGTGCGATGGCTGCAATGGGGAAGGGTTTATTGACGCTGAGGTATTCAGCATGAAGTCTCACACTCCGGCAAAAGAGAAGAAGTTCGTGAAGATGTCTTTGAAAATGGGCGTCGAGCATATTCGTCCTTCTGAGTATGAGTTGCGCAGACAGGTCAGGGAGGTAGCGCGCGTTCTATGCCCTCAGTGTAAGGGCAAGAAGGTCGTTAGTTGTGCCTGTAGAGATTGCTTTGGACGCGGGAAAGCCGTTAATCAGGTTCTTACTGAACAGCAGGGTGTGCCGGTTCTGGCTGACTGTAAGCGCTGCAGCGGGCGGGGGTATGAACGAATTCCATCAACTGAGGCTTACGCCGCGGTGTGTCAGATAACGGATGCAATCAGCCTCGATACCTGGAAGAAGTCTGTTAAGCCATTCTACGACCAGCTCATCACCAAGTTTGATATCGAAGAGACGTGGGCTGATGCGCAGCTGAAGCAGATAACAAAATAGGGCGTGAATTTATCGTGAGCTATTTACTTTTCCCGAAACTGTGGTAATTTTGCTCTAACGATGGGTTATTGCCTTCGTTTAAAGCCCTGCGGTTAACCCCGTGGGGCTTTTTGCTTCTGGCGATTTATGAATTATTGAAGAGCTAGCGCTGTAACGGAAAAAATAAGCGATGCTTCGCCAGCTGCGAGCCTTTTAGTATCCATGGAAGAAGAAGCGAATCTTCAAGCCGATAAACTTCAACACTGGCCAGACATAATGTTGGATTAAATATAGGACAGGTGGAACAACTAATGTCGCAGCAGTTGCGCAGAGTGCGTATACCGCCGAGTCCTTTGCGATTAATGAGTAATTTAGGTTAAGTGTTTCAAGATTAATTGCATTGGCTGTACTCGAACCTACAAATCCAGAGCCAAAAACAACCAGAAACACGTAAAGTGATACTGTTATGAGCCTTAAAATTAACCGAATGTATTTCACGATGAACACCTGCTGATTGATGTCATCGTTTTACACAAATGCCATCTTTTTAGCTAGCTTCTAGGTCGCTTGGTTCTAAATAATATCCTGTTCATTGCCTTACCCTCACATTGCCAGCCTGTCGCTGGCTTTTTAATTTCAGGCTTCAGGAACCATCATCGACACGCCTTCTTGTTAAATCGTCCCGACGGACTGACCCTTTTCAAACACACAGCACCCGCTAACTACGCGAGGTGAGAGTATGTATCGCATGGACAAACTAACCACCGGTGCTGCTTACGGCGCTTCAGCCGGTAGCATCCTAAACGGCATGCTGAATGCCTACAGTCCCGAACAGTGGAACGCTATCGGCGTGCTGGTGGGCATCATCGTTGCCGTACTGACGTATCTAACAAATCTCTATTTCAAAATCCGCGAAGACAACCGCCGCAGTAGGAGCCGAGATGAACCCGACACTCAGAAATAAGCTGGTGGGCGCCATTGTTGGCGGATCCGGTGCAATCACTATTGCTGCCGTAATGTTGGGCAATGCAGATGGTCTTGAAGGGCGTCGCTATTACGCTTACCAGGATGTCGTTGGTGTCTGGACTGTATGCGATGGTCACACCGGCGCTGATATTCGTCGCGGACACCGCTACACCGACAAAGAGTGTGACAACCTGCTGAAGGCAGATCTGCGAAAGGTGGCAAACGCAATCGACCCGCTGATTAAGGTTCGCATCCCTGAGCCTACGCGTGCCGCGCTTTACTCCTTCACCTATAACGTGGGAACGGGAGCATTTAGCAGATCAACGCTTCTGAAGAAACTGAATGCCGGTGATGTTCCGGGTGCATGCAAAGAGCTGCAGAGATGGACGTATGCCGGTGGGAAACAGTGGAAGGGACTGGTAACCCGCCGGGAGATTGAGCGTGAAGTCTGCGAGTGGGGCCAGAAATGAGCCGAATAACAGCCATCATCTGCGCTGCCGTTATCTGCCTGCTGGTTTCCATGACATGGGCGGTTAACCACTACCGCGACAACGCCATCAACTACAAAGAACAGCGCGATAAGGCCACTGAGAAACTCAGCCTGGCGAACTCCACCATCAAAGACATGCAGACCCGGCAGCGAGATGTCGCTGCGCTGGATGCCAAATACATTAAGGAATTAGCTGATGCGAAATCTCAGCTTGAAGATCTGCAGCATTGCGTTAGCACTGGTAAGTGTGGGCTGCACGTCAACGCCAGATGTCCCGCGAACGGAGCGACCAGCACCGGCGGCATGGGCGATGCTACTGGCCCCCGACTTACTGACTCCGCTGAACGGGATTATTTCACCCTCAGAGAGCGAATCGTCAAAGTGACGAACCAGGTCGGCTATCTACAGGATTACATCAGAAATCAATGTCTTTATTAAGCTTCACAGATTTCGCAGAACTAACGTACATACTGTACTATTGGCTTTCTTTGGTAAAAGGAGAGTGAAATGGGCTGGAAAAGAAATCCTTGGGTGCACCTATATCAGTGGATTAGGTATTTGGACCAAGAAGGTTATAGTGAAGAAAAAATTCTTCAGACATTTGGTAAAAACCAAGCAACACGAGCTGTTGACTTTGATGATCCTCGTGATGTGGCTTTCTGTACCACTTTAGTTCGTGATGCTCTAGGTTTACTTCCTCCAGGCGAAATTGATAAATATATTGAGCCTTCATCGGTTACAGGCTTTACAGCAGTTAAAATCGCAGATGAAGGATATCTGTATGTGGCTCACACCCCACATGGTGAAGATGACTTTTTATTTTTGGTCAACCTGGACGTATTTCCTGATGCAAAAAGTCAGGATGATGTTGACAAAATGCTTCTCTCAAGGCATCAGGAAGTGTGCGATTTACTGCTCCGTAAGTACCATACACAACATCCGTATGGTATGAACGGCACAGATAAAGTAGCTTCTGCACGTATTTTCAAAAGAGAACTCTGATTCTGCGCGGCATTTTCAAACCCCGCTCTGCCGGGGTTTTTTGATATGGCAGGATTAAAAGTGAATTTGTCATTACCCCCATAAGCGGACAAAGAGGTCCTCAATGTCCGACATCTACCAAATCACGCTTACCACCCAAACAGGCGAAACCTTCACGGGCAATATGTCACGACGTCAGCCTTAGCTGGTCACCGGCTTTATGCCGCTGGCGACTGAGGTGGGTTAGGACATTGTTTCGCTAGGGCTTTGGTAGCTTTGGTTAGCACGAATAGGTCGACCGTTTACGTGCGCCTTTCGAGATTCAGCACCTGGCGAACCTGACAAGAATGCACATTAGTCAGCAATCCTTGACAAGTTGACCTACTAGGCAAATCTAGTTCTGAGTGTCGACCTTGCTGTTGGCGCTTGGACAGGGTTGTCGTGATAAAAACGACATATGAGCGAAAGGCTAAAAGCAATCGAGCTTTGCAAACAATGTAAAATTTTCAAAGATCGTCATAACTTCTTAATGTTATGACGATTAAAATCATTTCTTGAAACGATTAAATAAATCCGCAAAACCAACAAGGGTAATCTGAGATGATAGTAAAAAAAAGAGCGGATTTTAAAATGGCTGAGCTGAAATTTAGTAAGGGTGAAATTAATAAAGCGGGGCAGATCTTACGAGTCAAACCCGATGGTAAAGATGATTTAAGAAATCTTTTTTGGGCACTTGATGTTCTGAACAATCTCCGGGAAATGTATGTACACCCCCTTAATGCATTCCAGACCACTCTTCGTAGAAAAATGAAGGTGGCTGATGCCGGTGCGATAGCTTCTCAACGATTAAAGCGCATCCCGTCAATTATTGGTAAGTTACAAAGAAGCCCCAAAATGCAGCTTGCTAGAATGCAGGATTTAGGCGGGCTCAGGGCTGTGGTTTCTGATATTGATGCTGTAAGGGAACTAGAGAAAAGCTACCTTAACAACTCATATAACCGCTTCCGGCATGTTTTAACTTCTCATAAGGATTACATCGCCTCACCGAAAGATTCAGGTTATAGAGGAATTCATCTTGTATACAAATACCAGGGCGCAACTAATCCGCACCATAATGGTTTACTTCTAGAAATTCAGATACGAACCAAGATGCAGCATGCATGGGCGACAGCTGTTGAAACTATGGGGACGTTTATAGGCCAATCGATAAAGTCGAGTGAGGCCGATGAAAGTTGGAACGATTATTTCGCAGTGGTTGCTAGTGCTTTTGCGCTGATGGAGGGCTGTAATCCCGTTCCAAGGTATAGCAATTTAACCAAACTGGAAACGTTTAAGTTAGTCGATAATTTAACTGTAAAATTTGGTGTTATTGATAAGCTTCTTGCATTCCGAGTTGCAGTGGAAGACATTACCAAAAACGGTGGAAGTTACCATTTACTCGTGTTGGACACTGCCTCGCAAAATGTACAAATCAAAAGCTTTGGTATTCGCAGAATCAATGAAGCAACCACAGAATATCTAGAGTGGGAGAAAAAAGCTGAAGGCAATCCTTACATGCAAGTCGTCTTAGTTTCAACTGAAAACGTTAGCAACCTTAAGGCGGCATATCCTAGTTACTTCTTGGATGCAGAAGAGTTTATTAGGATTGTAAACACTATTAGGGCTGAGTGTCTTTGAGTAAAGCCGCTTCTGAGCGGCTTTTTTTTGCCATCACTTAGCTCGGTACAAACGACCTAAGGCTTTAGCGGCAGCGACTCTGACATCATTGTAAGCATCATCTGTAAGTGCCAGAAGACGTTCAATTACCTTTTGATCATTGACTCCGCTTTCACCTAAGCCCTCGATTGCTGCAATGCGCACGTCATTGTACGCATCTTCTGTCATAGCAAGTAATCGAATAACTACCGCATCCATAACCATTACTCCCTTTGCTTGTTGAGTGTTTTAACTATTCCGACATATAGAATACATACATGAGGATTTTATGGCAAAACCGGACTGGGGCTTGCTTCAGCAACGGTTCCTGTCCGAACATGCCGAAACCGGCGTATCACCTAAGGAATGGTGTGAAGCGCAGGGACTGAACTACGCTACCGCCCGTCGATATATCAAAAAGCCTTCTGCGCAAATCGTGCAAAAACTTGCGCAGAAAAAAATGCGCACTGCGCAGAAAGATAAAAGCGCAAATGATCTGGTGGATGATGACGGACTTACCGCTCAACAGCGCTTATTTGTCGCGGAGTACCTGAAGGACAATAACGCCACCGCTGCCGCTGCACGTGCTGGTTATAGTGACCCAAACTACGGTCGCCAGCTCATAGCGAATCCTAACGTTGCGCAGGCTATTGCGCAGCAGCAAAAAGCGTCTATTGCGCGCACGCTTGGAAGTGCTGATGAAGTCCTTGCGCAGATGTGGCAGCTCGCCACTTTCGATGCAAACCAGCTTTCGCAGTATCGCCGCGGTGCGTGTCGTTATTGCTGGGGCTTCGGTCATCACTATCAGTGGCGGGATACTGTCGAGTTTGAAGAGAAGCGGCTTGAAGCTACAGACCGGGATAAGCCTGAACCAGTCGATGTAGGCGGTTACGGCTACGACCACAACCGAGAGCCAAACTCAGAATGCCCGCGCTGCAACGGCGACGGCATTGGCCAGCCTTATTTCCCCGATACGCGCAAACTCCCGGCAGCTTCTCGTCTCGCTTACTCAGGCGTGAAGGTCGGAAAAAACGGCGTCGAAATCACAGCCATCAGTCGGGAAAGAATGTTCGAAGCGGTCATGAAGCGCCTAGGCCTGGCCGATAGCGAGTTCGCGCAGCGCCTGCAGCAGATTGAAATCGAACGCCGGCAGCTTGAGGTCGAGAAACTCCGCAAAGAACTGGCCGGTGATGGTGAGGACGATGAACCAACCCCAGTGCAGATCAATATCAACGTAGTGGATGCGAGGGCAGACAATGGGGATCAGCCCGACACTTAACATTCCTCAGGCGCGGTTCCTCGCGATGCAGCACAAATTCAAAGCCTACGTTGCCGGGTTCGGTTCTGGTAAGACTTGGGTGGGTTGTGGCGGCATCTGTAAGGGGATGTGGGAGCACCCTAAAATCAACCAGGGCTATTTCGCGCCAACGTACCCGCAAATTCGCGACATCTTCTACCCGACGATTGAAGAGGTGGCCTTCGACTGGGGGTTGAGCGTCAAAATCAACGAGGGGAACAAAGAGGTTCACTTCTACGAGGGGCGACGGTTCCGCGGGACCACAATCTGCCGCTCGATGGAGAAGCCCGGCTCAATAGTCGGCTTTAAAATCGGTAACGCGATGGTCGATGAGCTGGACGTCATGGCGGCTGCTAAAGCGCAGCAAGCCTGGCGAAAAATTATCGCCCGTATGCGTTACAAGGTTGATGGGTTGCGTAACGGTATTGACGTAACGACCACGCCTGAAGGGTTCAAATTCGTCTACCAGCAGTTCGTGAAGGCGGTACGTGAAAAGCCAGAGCTTGCCGCATTGTATGGACTGATTCAGGCCAGCACGTTCGACAATGCGAAGAATCTACCGCCTGATTACATCCCATCGCTGCTGAGCTCTTACCCTGACGAACTGATTCAGGCATACCTGCGCGGGAAATTCACCAACCTCAATAGCGGGACCATTTACCACACGTTCAACCGTAAGCTGAATAACTGTTCTGATGAGGTTCAGGATGGGGATCCGCTGTTTATCGGCATGGACTTCAACGTGGGGAAAATGGCCGCGATTGTTCACGTAAAGCGTAACGGTCTGCCGCGTGCGGTTCGTGAGCTGGTGAAGGTCTACGACACGCCGGCGATGATTAAGCGCATTCAGGAAGAGTTCTGGCGCTACGAGGATGGTCGCTACGTTAAAAGCCGGGAGATTTACATCTATCCGGATGCCTCTGGCGACTCACGCAAATCGCAGAACGCCAGCAAGACCGATATTGCCCAGCTTAATGATGCCGGGTTCAGCGTCATTGTTGATGATGCCAACCCGCCGGTTAAAGACCGCATCAACTCAATGAACGCCATGTTCTGCAACGCCAACGGAGAACGCCGCTATCTGGTGAACGTTCAGAACTGCCCGGTTTACACCGAGAGTCTCGAGCAGCAAATCTGGGCGGCCAATGGCGAACCAGACAAATCAGCTGATAACGATCACCCCAATGATGCTGGTGGGTACTTCATCGTGAAGGATTATCCGATCGTGAAACCGGCATACTCAATCACCATGGACACCACTTTCTGATATGGCAAACGACGACATCACCTGGGTTCGACCAGAACACCGGGCGGCTTCTGCTGCCTGGCGCAAATACAGGGACTTCTGCAAAGGGGCTGAAGCCGTAAAAGCGGCGGGTAATAAATATCTGCCGTATCTCGACCCAACCGATAAATCCACGCGTAACCGCAAACGTAATGAGGACTATCTAAGCCGTGCGGTGTTCTACGCCATTGCGGGTAATACGAAGATCGGCATGCTTGGGATGGCGTATCGCAAGGACCCCACGTTTAATGGACCTGAAAAGCTGAAATACCTGTTGGACAATGCGGATGGGGCCGGTACCAGCATCTATCAGCAGTCACAGCTGGTGGCTGAGAATGTGCTGGAGGTTGCGCGAGAGGGGCTTTATGTCGATTACGCAGAAGCCTCCGATGAGGCGATCATCCTCCGCTATCCGGCAGAGAACATCATCAACTGGAGAACAAAGCGTATTAACGGACGCGATCAGTTGGTTCTGGTGGTCCTGCGCGAATGCGTAGAAGAGCCGGATGGTTATGCTTACAAGGATGAAATACAGTACCGCGAGCTGGCGCTGGAAGAAGGGCGGTTCATATGCCGCGTATGGCGCCGGGCTGGTGGCACCGCAAGCGGAACCTACACCGTTGATAGTGAGTACCACCCTAAGCCGAAAGGAAATGACTTCTGGGATGAAATCCCATTCACCTTTGTCGGCGCCCAGAACAACGATCCCACTATTGATGACTCTCCGCTGGCTGCGCTGGTGGAAATAAACCACGGTCATTACCGTAACAGTGCTGACTATGAAGACAGCGTGTGGTTCTGTGGCCAGGTGCAGCCGTACATGACCGGGCTTGATACCAACTGGCGCGATCACCTCGAGAAGAGGGGCGTGAAAATTGGTTCCCGATCACCGCTTTTACTTCCTAAGGAGGGCTCGTTTGGCTACGCCCAGGCGCAGCCCAACATGCTGGCTAAAGAGGCCATGGACAGTAAACGCGATTACATGGTGCAACTGGGAGCCCGACTGATTGAGCAGAACGCCACGGCGAAGACGGCAACCCAGGCGAGCGGTGAGCAAACATCCTCAACATCAGTGCTCGGTATTTGCGTTTCAAACGTTTCTGAGGCCTATACGCTGGCGCTTGGCTGGTGTGCGAAATACCTCGGTATCAAGGGTGAAACGACGAGCTACACCATCAACCAGGAATTCATCGCGAAGGTTGCCGAGTCGGGCATGGTGACGGCAATCGTCAACGCCTGGCAGTCCGGTGCGCTGCGAGATAGCGATATGATTCGCGCACTGCAGAAGCTCGATCTCATTGACCCGGCCGACAGCCCGGACGAGGTTATTGATGCCCTTCGCAATCAGGCACCCACATTGACGGGAGGCTGATATGCCCACCATTAACGAAAGCCTGCGTGATGAATCGATCACACATTCCGTCTGGTTAAGCCGCTACGCCACCGGCGTGGCAAACCGGATGGTGAAGTTGCTTAACGAGACGGATGCTGACCTGTCGGCACGTCTACTGGATGCGCTGGACAGATTGCCTCCTGAGAGCTTCACCGTTAGCCGTCTGCAGAGTTTACTGGGCAGCGTGCGTGAGCTTAACCATCAGGCCGTAGCCACCATGCAGGCAGGGCTCGAGAGTGAGCTGGTGGCGCTTGCAAAGAACGAAGCCAGTTATCAGCTGAGCCTGTTCGATTCCCTTCTGCCATCACAGGTCCTGTCTCACTATCCTCTGCAGGGCATCACCGCCGATATGGTGTATGCCGCAGCGATGGCGCAGCCCTTTCAGGGGAGGCTGCTGAGTGAGTGGGCGGAGAATCTGGAATCGGACAGGCTGGCACGGATAGTGAACGCCGTCCGCAGAGGGTATCTTGCCGGCGACACGGTAGAAACAATCGCGCGCAGTGTTCGCGGCCACGCCAATAAAGATTATCGCGACGGCGCGCTGCAGATGAGCAGGGCAAACGCTGCCAGCATCGCTAAAACAGCCGTGAATCATCTGGCTGCCACAGCACGCAACAGCTTCACCAGTGCCAACAGCGACATCGTGAAAGGTAAACAGTGGCTGTCTACGTTGGACAATAAAACCAGCCACGACTGCATTATTCGTGACCTGCTGCGCTACACCCTGGATAACAAACCGGTCGGGCATAAGGTGCCTTACCTGCAGGGACCCGGGAAAATTCATTTTTGCTGTCGTTCTACCGAAACCCTAGTGCTCAAGTCGTGGCGCGAACTCGGCATTGATATCGACGAGATGGACGAGGGGACTCGAGCCAGCATGGATGGACAGGTACCGGGGAAAACTTCGTATCTGGAATGGCTCGCGCGCCAGCCGGCACAACGTCAGGATCAGGTTCTTGGTGCAGAGCGTGGCCATCTGTTCCGCGCGGGTGAAATCGACTTGGCTGATATGTTCACTGACAAAGGCGAATGGATCAGCCTGGAACGTCTGAAGCAGCTCTCAGGCACAGACAACTAACAATCACATCTTACTCCACGCCCTGGCATCCGCCGGGGCTTTTTTATGGGCGAGGCCCGGCAAAATCCCAAGGGGAAATTATGTTAATTCGAAACATGCTTCTGAAATATTACGCACCTGAAAGCGGCGGTGAGGGCGGCAGTGGCGGTGGTGTCGAAATCACTCCTGAAATCCAGAAGCTGATTGATGAGCGCGTGACTAGCGAAGTCACTGGCCTCAAATCAAAAAACTCTGAGCTGCTGGGCACCATTAAACAGCAGAAAGAAAACCTGTCCCGATTTGAAGGTATCGATCCAGACGCGGTGCGCGGCATCTTGCAGCGTTTTTCTGACGACGAAGAGGCGAAGCTTATCGCCGCCGGAAAAATTGATGAGGTGCTCGATAAGCGCACCGAGCGCCTGCGTGCTGATGTCGATAAAAAGATTAAAGCAGCAAATGACCGCGCAGACAAAGCCGAAGCGTTCTCCAACAAATTCCGGGACCGCGTCCTGGGTGATGCAATCCGAGCTGCAGCCGCGAAAACTGGCGCGCTGCCGGAAGCATCCGACGATCTGATACTGCGTGCCAAGGGCACATTCCAGCTCAACGACGAAGGCGAGGCCGTAGCAGTTGATGCAAATGGCGATGTTCTGTTCGGTAAAGACGGCAAAACCCCGCTGACCCCCCTCGAATGGGCGGAGTCTCTCAAAGAGACGGCCCCGCACCTATTCCCTCGCGCTGAAGGTACTGGCGCGGGCGGACACAAGCCCGGTGGCGGTGGCAGCCTGAAACGTTCAGAAATGAGCGCCAGTGATAAAGCGGACTACATCCGTAAGCATGGCCAGCAGGCCTTCCTCAAACTTCCGAAATAAGGGATTAACCCATGTCTACCACTGTTAATAGTGACCTTATCATTTATGACGACCTGGCGCAGACCGCTTTCCTTGAGCGCCGACAGGATAACCTGGCGATCTTTAACGCCTCTTCCAACGGGGCGATTCTGTTGGATAACGAGCTGATTGAAGGTGATTTCCGCAAGCGAGCCTTCTACAGGGTGGGCGGTTCTATCGAATCGCGTGACGTGAACTCCACCGATAAAGTGACGGGCAAGAAGATTGGCGCCGGTGAAGCCGTGTCTGTCAAAGCGCCGTGGAAATACGGGCCATACGAAACTACTGAAGAAGCGTTCAAACGCCGCGGCCGCTCGGTTGACGAGTTCTCCGAAGTGATCGGCACTGATGTGGCTGACGCGACGCTGGAAGGCTACGTGAAATATGGCCTGAAGGCGCTGACGGCTGCTATTGGCGCCAACGCGGACATGGTGGTCACCGCCGATATCGAAACAGACGGTAAGAAGACCCTGACGCGCGGCCTGCGTAAGTACGGCGACAAGTTCAACCGTGTCGTGCTCTTCGTTATGCACTCCGCCACTTACTTCGACATCGTGGATGAGGCGATCGCCAACAAGATCTACGAAGAAGCTGGCGTGGTGGTCTACGGCGGGCAGCCGGGCACCCTGGGTAAACCTGTGTTGGTGACCGACACCATGGACGCTGATGCGATCCTTGGGCTCGTAGCCGGAGCGGTTACCGTCACCGAGTCTCAGGCTCCGGGGTTCCGTTCCTACGACATCAACGATCAGGAAAACCTGGCGATCGGCTACCGTGCTGAAGGCGTGGTGAATGTCGACCTGCTGGGTTACAGCTGGGACACCTCGAAAGGTGACAACCCGGACCTGACCAAAATTGGCACCGCAGGGAACTGGAAGAAGCACTTCACCAGCAACAAATCAACGGCAGGCGTGCTGATCAAACTGGAATCCGCGGTGGGGGAGTAATGCTGTCAGCGGATAAAACCTCCGCAACTGCTGACAGCACCGATGCGGTAACTGTTTCTCTGAAGTACACGCTAAACGGCGCAGGTGTTTCCGGCAAAACCGTTGCTTGGAATTCAACCGGCGGCACGCTCAGCACTGCCAGTTCTCAAACCGGCTCTGCTGGCGGTGCGACGGTCAAACTCACCTCTGATACGGCCGGAACCTTTACGGTAACCGGTACTGTTGATGGTATTTCTAAATCCAGTGAGGAAATCACCTTCACCGCGCCTGCTGCTGGCTAACCGATGGGGCGTAAGCCCCATTCAACGGATGCTCAGATGATTATTACTGATATCACCGCCGCTGACGTTAACAGTTACGCCAGCGAAGATGAACTGGCGTCATTTGCCACGCTGAGAGGAGTTGAGCTGCCTGAAAAGCTCGCGCCGTTACTGATTAAGGCGATGGACTATCTGGAAGGGCTTGATTGGGTAGGTTCCAAAGCAGACCCTCGACAGCCGCTGGCATGGCCACGCGTGAATGTCATTCTGGATGGACATGATATCCCGCCGGATGAAGTACCACGGCAGGTTATAACCGCGCAGTGCATGCTGGCGGTAGAGGCAATCGACGGCGATTTACTCTCCAGCGTGCGCGAAGCCGCTGTGAAAACCGAACGTGTCGAAGGCGCCGTAACCATGACTTATGCGGTTGCCGACGGTGAGGTGTTTACGCCAACTTACCCGGCGGCAATGGCTATTCTCGGCGACCTGGCTGGTGGGCGTGGATATGCAATCAATGCTTTCGCGGAGCGCGCGTAATGGCCATCAACTATCAGCGAATGCAGGCGACAACAACTCGTATGCTCAAGCAGAACGGCATTGCATACAACGTCACGCGTAAGGGCACGTTAATCGTCATCGGTGGTGTGGAGCATCGTTCCGATGATATCCAGTTCACCGCCACAGGAGTTAAGACGGATTACGTGCCAGGCGAAATTGACGGAACCGTCATTGAAAACGGTGATGTACGGATTGTCTTCACTGCTGAGAAGGAAATTAAAACCGGCGATCTGATCGTCGTGGACGGCGTAAGCCACCGCGTAGTTAAACCTAACCCCGTGAAACCGGGCCCTGTGGTGATCTGCTACAAAGCTCAGTTGAGGGCATAACATGGACGATAATAAGGCGTTCACGGCTGCCATCACCGCGTTCGTGGACAAAGCCAAAGCGAATCAGGAAGCGGTCGTACGTGCTGTCGGCATTCGGATCCTTAATCAACTGGTGATGATGTCACCTGTCGGCAACCCTGAACTCTGGGGCATCAACCAGACGGCAGCTTCTTACAATCAGGCGGTATACGCCCATAACGAAGCGCAAAAAGCGGACCCTGCAAACCTGACTAAAACCGGTCGACTTAAGAAGAAGGCTCGACTGGTAGATGGGATGGATATCAAAGCGCCGCCCGGATATACCGGTGGACGGTTTCGGGGCAACTGGCAGGTGTCTTTTGATGCACCGACTACAGATGAAACGGGACGTGTAGATAAAACCGGAAATCTGACAAAAGCCGCAGGGAATTACACGCTGTCGCTGTTCAAAGTCGGGATGAAGGCTATTTATTTCTGCAACAACGTCCCTTACGCGTATCGACTGGAGATGGGGCACTCTTCCCAGGCTCCGGGAGGGATGGTACGCATTACTGCTGCTGAGTTTCAGCGATTTTTTGAGGAAGCAGTAAGGGAGGTGACTAAATGACTCCCGATATCGCGGCGGCGCTGGCCGCCAGGCTAGGCGAGTGGGCTGATACTGAAGGGATCCCGGTTGCCTGGGAAAACGTGCCTTTCACACCGCCATCTGATGGGCTCTATCTTGCTGTCCATGACATGCCCGCCACGCCGCGTACGGTAGACCTTGGGTTGCGCTGTCGCATTTATTCAGGTGTATACCAGATTAACGTTGTGGCCCCAGCCGGCACAGGCCGTACCGATGTTGTGGCCCTGGCTGACCGCGTGGCTGAATTGTTTCCCGAGGGGAAGGAGATTGAAGGCAGGGGCTTTACATGCTGGATAGATCAAACGCCTGGTGTTTTCCGCGGTATAACTACATCTGTTTCTTATACCGTTCCCGTTAGTCTCAATTATCGAGCTGATATCTCCAGCTAATCCTCACAACCTTCTAAACCTGACCGGCTCTTTGCCGGTTTTCCCGTTTCTAAAGGAGTAACCAATATGGGCTTTGCATTGCCTAACGGCGCTCACGTCTATCTGGCATCGGGTTATGGCCCAGCCATTACTTTCACCGGGGCGACGAACGCCGAAAATATGGTGATCACCGTGAGTGAAGCGGACGCTCTCAAGGTAGGTGATATTGTTCATGTGAACTGCAACTGGTCCGGTGTTGATAACGTCATTGCAAAAATTGATGCGATTGCCGAAAGCGCCGTAACTCTTCGCAATATCAATACCGCCAACAAAAACAAATATGCCGCTGGTGGCGGTATCGGTTCGATCCGCAAGGTGCTTGAATGGACCGAGCTGCCGCAAATTACTGAGGTGTCGAAATCTGGTGGCGATCAGAACACCACACAGATTCAGTTCCTGAGCGACGACCGCCAGCGAAACCTGAATACCTATAAATCCGCAGTCTCTCAGACCTACTCGATCGCTCACGACTCAACTCTCCCGGTATATCCGTTGCTGCGCCAACTGGATGAAGACGAAGAGACGGTTGCGGCTTACATGTACGTGCCGAAGGCGAAGGAAAACCGTTACTGGGCGGCCACGGCGTCCTTTGACGATACGCCAACTACTGCGGTTAACGAGGTAGAGACAGTAAGTGTGGTGCTGAACCTGCAGTCACCGGCGATGACCTTCTACAAGGTGACTGAAGCTGCCGCCTGACCCGTCAGAGCCTTTACTATTCCATGCCTCCCATAATGGAGGCTTTTTTTCGTTAAGAGGTATCGATGGCGACCAAATTCACCCTTCAGCCCAAACCTACATTCAAGGCCAATGTCTCGATCCCCCGCGCTGGCGATGAGGATGGCGTGCTGACGTTCACATTCAATCACAAGCCACTTAAGGAACTGGCTGACCTGGAAAAACTCGAAGGCAAAACCGCCACTGATTTTCTGATGGAAATCATTTCAGGTTGGGCACTTCCCGATGCATTCAACGCGGAAAACCTGTCGGTGCTGCTGGAAAACTATCCGGCGGCAATGAAGGCTATCCCTGAAACCTACTATCGCGAACTGATGGGGCAGCGCGAAAAAAACTGATAGCGGTTGCCTCTGCATTCTATACGCCTGAACCCACAGCGGCAGACCTGGCACCCTATGGGCTTACGCCGGATGACTACGACGATCAATACATCGACGTCTGGCCAGATGTATGGCCTTCATTTCTGGTGTTTCAGGCTGTCAGTACGCAGTGGCGCACGGGCATGGGAGGTGCATCAGGGCTTGATTACAACGTGCTGCCCTGGGTAATGCGCCTGCACCACGTCGAGGACGAGGCAACCGCGCTTTCGGACATCCGAATCATGGAGAGCGCCGCACTAAAAGTTATGCATAAAGAGAGGGCGGAATGAGTAACGACATCGCCACGATTTCCCTGCGCGTAAATACCACTGAGCTGGAGCGTGGTAACCAGGCACTGGATCGCTTTCAGGAGACCGCGACCGCCGCTGCAGGTAAAGCGGATGACCTGAACAGTACGTTCCGCACCGGCATCGATAACCAGAAGAAGAACAGCGAAAGCCTGAAGCAGCAGCGTCAGGAACTGCAGAACCTGCTGAATAAAATTAGTCCGGTAAACAAGGCGCTGGATGAGCTGGACACTATCCAGGAGAGCCTGGCGAAGTTTCGTGGTAAAGGGCTGGTGGGAGACGAGGATTTTACTCGTTACAACAGCGTGCTTGAGACGACGCGGGCAAAACTGGCACAGGTAATGGAGTCTGAGACCGCAGAGGGGCGGGCTCGCATTGAGCAGGCTCAGGCAGCGCAGCGGGCAGCTGCAGCGGGCAAAACCTTTATCGATTCGCTGGAGGAGCAGGTCACAGCAATCGGAAAAACGCGCGCAGAATTGTTAGAGCTAAAAGCTGCCCAACTCGGCGTATCCGATCGTGCTGCACCAATGATCGCAAAGCTGAAAGAGCAGGAAGAAGCGTGGAAGTCAGGGGCTATCAGCGCGGGGCAATACCGCAATGCTATGCGTTATCTCCCGATGCAAATGACCGACATTGTGACTTCACTGGCTTCCGGTATGCCGGTTTATATGGTTGCTATTCAACAGGGCGGTCAGCTCCGTGACTCGTTTGGCGGTGTAGGCAATGCGCTGAAAGCGATGTTGTCGATGGTGACTCCTGCCCGAGTGGCCATTGGTGGCCTGGCTGGCGCTGTACTGATTGCGGCCAAAGCGGGATCGGACTACTTCACCGCCTACGACGAAATCAACAAGGCCATTATCAGGACTGGCAATATTGCCGGCACGTCAGCGCTTCAGATCATGGCTTCCTCCCAGTCTATAGCTGCCTCTACTGGCGCGACTGTAGGAACCGTTCAGAGTTTGATGACTGAGCTGGTTGGCATGGGATCGCTGACACAGCAGCAACTTGAAAAAGCAGCGGGCTCCACGGCGCTGGCGGTTCAGACCGGTATAGTCTCGGCGCAGGACATCACCAAAGCCTATAAGGACATCGAAAAAGACCCTGTTAAAGCGCTGCAGAGTCTCAACGAACAATATAATTTCCTGACAGTTTCACAACTTAAGCATGTTGACGATCTGGTTAAGCAAAAGGACCAGACCGGGGCCGTTACGCAGGCTATGGACCTGTTTGGCGATACGATGGCAAAACGTGGAGAACAGGCTTACGACTCGCTGACGCCGTTTGGCCGCCTGTGGCTGGATATCAAGGGCTGGGCGTCTGAGGCCATGCAGAGTATCGGTCAGTGGGTAGCTGAACTGGCATCAAACACACTGAAGGAATTCAACGCAATTTATTACAGCGTTGCGATCGTTTTCCAGAAGCTGAACCAGATCATTTCGTCCTCTATCGCTGCCGCGATTAACCTCATTCCCGACTGGGCGAAAACAGATACTTTGCAGGGGTGGCAGGACTACAACGAACAAATGGCCGGCGCTTATGGCGACAGCGTTTCTCAGCTGAAAAAAGACTGGGATGCGGCTGATATCAGTGCAGGTAAATACCTCGATACGACCAGAAAGATAAGTACCGCAACCACCCAGAAGGATCGGGAAGGAGTCGCTTCTTTTGGTAAAAAGACCAAAACCGGAAAGCAGGGCACTTTATCGGCTGGCGATCGCAGCACGGATGCTGCCCAGGCCGAGCTGCTGGCGCTTCAGGCCCAGTTACGCGCGCTGCAGCAGCATAAAGGGCTGAACGATAGTATTAGCCAACAGCGCAAAGACCTCTGGACTACGGAAGCGAAATTTCAGGTGCTGGAAGAGGCCTCCCGATCTCGCTCTCTGACAAAGCAGGAGCAATCCCTGCTGGCGAGTAAAGACCAGGTGCTTCAGTTGGCACGGCAGAAAGCCCTGTTAGGTGATCAGATTACCGCACAGGAACAGTTGAACAAGCGAATGGATACCTCGCAGAAATACGTCACGCAGATGGCAGAGAAGCAGGCTGCATTAGTGAACGGTGCCGGGATGAGTGACCGTCAGGCACAACGTGAGCTGGCAAAAAGTCAGCTCGCCGCCGGCTGGAAAAATACTGGTGGTTCGCTGGATGAAGAGGGATATCAGAAACAGCTTAAGGCAGCTAACGATTACTATGATGCTGAAGATCGGTTACGTGGTGACTGGCTGACCGGCGCGAAAAAGGGCTGGGCTGAATTTGAAGACAGCGCGACCAATGTTTACTCGCAGGTGCAGACGATTACCAGCAATGCGTTCACCGGGATGGCCAGCACGCTCACCGACTTTTTTACTACTGGCAAATCTAACTTCTCAGACTTCCTGACTACCTTCCTGAAGGGCATCGCCCAGATGCTGACGCAACTGGCTCTGGTTAATGGAATGAAGTCAGCCTTTGGTGGAACCGGTATCGGCGCGTTCTTTGGTTTTTCAGGTGGTGGTTTGGTGCCGCGATTCGATAGCGGTGGCTACACCGGTGATGGTGGTAAGTACCAACCGAAAGGCGTGGTTCACGGCGGTGAGTTTGTGTTTACGAAGGAAGCGACCAGTGCATTGGGTGTGGGCAATCTCTATGCGCTTATGCGCGGAGCTAAGGGGTATGCAAACGGCGGCTATGTTGGAAACGCACCGATGTACGGGCTGCAATCATTGGCAACTGGCGGCGTAACCGTTCAAACGTCCGTGGTCGTTCATAACCAGAACACTCAGCAGCAGGCATCTGGTAGCAACGACGCTATTTCTCGGGCTTACAAACAGACTATCGATCAATCTGTTCGGGCAGGTATCGCGAAACAACTCCAGCCTGGCGGCCTCATCTGGAATGCAACAAAATCAAGATAAGACGCTTCGGTGTTTTTTTTGATCATGTTATTCACCGTGTTAAGATGTTTCCGATTGCAATTAAAGGAAACATAAAATGAAGAAGGTAGTGGCTTTAGCTCTTGGGGCTTTAATGTTGTCTGGCTGTACTGTTCGTGTAGCTGATATGACCGTTGGTAGTACCAAAAATTACAACCTGAACGCAGCTAAGTTTGAAAAAGGTCAACGTGTGACTGGTGAAGACAAAGCCCCAATTGTTATTTTCCCGCTGGGGATTCCAAGCGTTAAAACTGCAATGGATCGGGCTATTGAAAAAGATAAGTGTTCCGTAGGCCTAAGCGATGTTGTTATTTATCAATTAAACCACGCATTTCTGTTCGGCACATATGGTTATCGTGTTGAAGGCACGCAGATTATCGACAAGTCTCAGCTTGGTTGTGAAACCCGCTAATCTCCTTCTCATTCGGTCACAAGCCACCTTCGGGTGGCTTTTTTTATGGAGCAAACATGGCCCTGGAAACGTTCACCTGGCAAACACAGATACAGGCGGGAATGGAAGGGACGTTCAGCCTAAAAACCCGCTCTGCAACATTTGGCGACGGCTATGAGCAGATCGCCGGGGAAGGCATTAACCCTGAAAAGCAGTCATGGCCTGTCACACTGACGGGGAAAAAAGCGGACATGCTTCAGGCCCTGAAGTTCTTTCGTTCTCACGTCACAAAGGCATTTATCTGGACATCTCCAGTTGGCGAAACTGGGCTCTATCGCATTGAGGCCGAATCAATCAAGTCACGGCCCTTATCCAGCAACGTCATGACCATTTCCGCAACATTCAAACAGGCGTACGCACCATGATCACAACAGACTATCAAAGCCTTGAACCCGGCAATAAGGTCCGGCTTATCGAAGTTGATGGCTCTACGTTCGGCGTGGATGATGTACTGCGATTTCACGCGTATAACCTCCCGCACACGGAAGAAGAAATCGCCGCCGCTGGTGGTGATGAATCAAAGCTGAAGGCGAAAAGTATCTGGTGGCAGGGGGAAGAGTACGCCGCTTGGCCGTATCAGATTGAGGGGCTGGAAGCATCAACAGACGGCAGCAGCGCCCAGCCAACACTGACGGTCGCAGATATCGAAAGCAAGATTACTGCGCTGTGCCTTGCTTATGACGATATGCTACAGGCGAAAGTTACCATCCATGACACATATTCGCATTATCTCGATGCGCAGAATTTCCCCGCAGGCAACGCAACAGCTGACCCACAACAGGTCAGAAAACGCGTTTTTTACATCGATGGTAAAAACAGCGAAATTCCGGGCGAACGTATCGAGTTCTTACTCGATAGCCCAATGTCGTTACAGGGAAAGATGATTCCCACACGCCAGCTTCATTCTCTGTGTACTTGGTGCATCCGGAATAAATATCGCACCGGCGACGGCTGCGACTATGCCGGAACCCGCTATTTCGATAAAAACAACAACCCGGTGAGCGATCCGTCTCTGGACGAATGCAACGGCACGCTGACGGCCTGCAAACTTCGGTTCGGTGAAAATAACGAACTCTCGTTTGGTGGTTTCCCGGGCACGTCTTTGATCAGGAGCTGATATGCGTCAGAAAACCATCGATGCGATTATGGCCCACGCTGCAGCTGAGTATCCTCGCGAGTGTTGCGGCGTGGTGGCGCAGAAAAGCCGTGTTGAACGTTATTTCCCGTGCCGGAATCTTGCCGCGGCGTCGGATGAAAGTTTTGTCCTTTGTCCCGAAGACTATGCAGCTGCTGAGGACTGGGGGAAGGTGATCGCCATCGCTCACAGCCATCCTGATGCCACGACGCAACCGAGCGAACTGGATAAAGCGCAATGCGATGCAACCCTTTTACCCTGGCATATCGTGAGCTGGCCGGAGGGGGATTTACGGACCATCCAGCCGCGTGGAGAACTGCCGTTGCTCGAGCGTCCGTTTGTGCTTGGTCACTTTGACTGCTGGGGGCTGGTGATGAGCTATTACCGGCAAACGTACGGGATAGAGCTTCACGATTATCGGGTCGATTACCCCTGGTGGGAAAACGACTATCCCGACAACTTCTATCAGGATTGTTGGTACGAGTGCGGATTCCGTGAATTTGACGGGCCACCGAAACCCGGCGATATGGTGATCATGCAGGTCCAGGCTGATAAGTGGAACCACGCAGGAATCCTGCTGGAGGGGAATATGCTGCTGCACCACCTGTACGGACATCTGAGCCAGCGCGTATCGTATGGCGGCTACTGGATGGAAAGAACAATGAAAATCGTCAGGCATAAAGCATTTTCAGAATGCGTTTAAAATATAACCACCTCTTTCAGAGGGGGCGAAATACTACAGCAATCTTTGTTGTTGTGCATTCCAACCAAGCCATGCATTTTGTGCAAAAAGTGCTATTTATGCCCTTCTTTAAAGTTCGAACCGGATCATAGGCACCGCCTATCTCCCGAGATCGTGACATTAGTTTACTATTACCTGAGGGGTAACTTCTGCGAAAGAGTGGTTAACTGGCAAAGCGGTCATTGCGATCGTCGTCGAACGTGGGTCTATCTTGACGAAATGAAGATTGCTTAAAAGTTATAGCTGGCTATAGAATCACTGTAGAGTTCTGCTTTCATCAATGATTTAGAGGTTCAATATGTTTAGCGAAGAAAAAGTGGCGCAGATGGCTGCTTACCTGCTACTTAAACGTGGCGGGCGCATGGCATATCTGAAGCTTATGAAATTATTATACTTGGCCAATCGTGAGTCTATGATCCGCCATGGACGCATGATGGGTGAGGATCGCCTCTATTCAATGCCTCATGGCCCTGTGATGTCTACTACCCTGGATTTAATCCGTGGCAGAGCTGAAACTGGCGGTGAATATTGGTATCGGCTGATACAAACAGCGGGACATGATGTCTGCCTGAGTACTGATCCGCGAGAAATGGATGCCGATGAAGTTTTCGATGAATTGAGCCGGGCAGATGTCCGCATTCTCGATGAAATTTATGCCCAGTATGGTCACATGAATAGGTATGAATTGCGCGACATGACTCACCTGCGTGAGGTTTGTCCGGAATGGCATGACCCTCGAGGATCTAGAACCCCCATTGATGTGCGTGAAATTTTTTTGAATGAGGGTAAAACTCCTGAAGAAGCAGAAAATATTTTCAGGAGCATGTGCGAATCACAAGAGCTTAAGGAGTTTTCTTCTCAATTGTCATGAGCACATTTCAACCATACAAAAAAGGAACGGTTTTAGCTCCAAGCGGGCCATGCAATCATCTTCATGTGATTTGCAACGATCCTGTCTATTACCCAGTAAACGACTGTTACTGCATTTTGGTTGTTAATGTGTCCAGCATTAAGCCGGGCGTTCCTCATGATGATGCGTGCGTGCTTAACCCTGGCGACCATCGATTTATCCAGCATCCCAGTTATATAGTCTATGCCGAGGCGGTTATCTGGCGCGTCGATAACGTTCAAAGAAAGCATGCTGCCGGTGAAATAACGGCGCATGAAGATATGCCAGAAGCTGCATTCGAAAGAGTGCTCTCAGGATTCGATATTTCAGAACAAGCAAAACCAAAGCACATCAGGTTTAAAGATAAATATTGTACGAACCCGCCTCTAATAGATCAGCCTGAACCGACAGATGGTTTGACAGGCACATAGCTTAAACCCGCCATCTGGCGGGTTTTTTGCTTTTTGCTACCTTACACACCCGCTTCGGCGGGTTTTTTTATGGAGAAAATATGGCCGCTTTACTCAATATGGAGCCTATTCGAACCGTTAGGCTGTACGGTGTACTGGGAGCTACCTTCGGGCGCGAATATCGTTTATCAGTCGCATCACCTAAAGAGGCCATCCGTGCCCTCAGCGTTATCGTTCCGGGGTTTGAGCGTTTTCTTAATACCAGCAAACAACGAGGTTTAACTTATGCGGTATTCAGCGGGAAACGAAACCTCTTAAACGATGAGCTCAGTATGGACAGGAGCACAGAGGAAATCCGCATCGCGCCGGTGATCATCGGCAGTAAGCGAGCCGGGGTGTTTCAGACAATCCTCGGGGTTGCCCTTGTCGCTGTTGCTGCGTTCGTTACGGGAGGGGCCGCGATCGGGATTGGCGGTACCGCTTTCGCTGGTGGATGGGGCGCTGTGGCGGGTATTGGGGCATCAATGGCGATCGGCGGCGTAGTCCAGATGCTTTCTCCACAGACAACCGGGCTCGCCAGTAAGCAATCTGCGGATAACCAAGCCAGCTACGCCTTTGGTGGAGTAACAAACACGACAGCCCAGGGGAATCCGGTACCACTTCTTTATGGCCGCCGGCGAATCGGCGGCGCGATTATTTCTGCCGGGATTTATGTCGAGGATCAACAATGAAAAAATACTTGAGAATGACTATTTCAGGCCTACAGCGAGTCGATGAAGGCATTTTAATCGGTGGGAGTGCGAAAGTGACAGTAACACGTGGTGAAGATGTTATTTGCCGCGAGAATTTTTCAGGAAAGGTTTCTGATAAATATTCCAAGCTATATGACGTTGAAGATAACGGTCTTCCTGTATCAGTAACGACTTCAAGCGATTGTCCGTTTTTCAAAGCTGAAGCTGACTTTGTAAACCCATTTAGCGAAACAAACATCTAACTAATTTTCTTCAGAAATAAGCCACCTTCGGGTGGCTTTTTTTATGGGCGCAATATGGCAACTGCAATCGCTATAAAAGGCCGCAAGGGCGGCAGCTCCAGTTCCCGCACCCCTACCGAACAGCCTGATGATCTGCAATCTGTAGCAAAGGCAAAAATCCTCGTTGCACTGGGAGAGGGGGAATTTGCAGGGCAGCTGACGGCGAAAGATATCTACCTGGACGGAACGGCTCTGGAGAATGCTGACGGATCTCAAAACTTCAGCGGCGTTACGTGGGAATTTCGCGCGGGAACTCAGGCGCAAAAATATATTCAGGGCATACCCGGTACCGAAAACGAAATCAACGTGGGAACTGAGGTATCGAGCGCTACAGCGTGGACGCGCACGTTTACCAATACGCAGCTTTCAGCGGTTCGCCTGCGTCTGAAATGGCCTTCGCTTTTCAAGCAGGAGGACGACGGCGATCTGGTCGGTTACTCGGTTAATTATGCGATTGACCTGCAGACGGACGGCGGCATATGGCAGACGGTACTCAATACCAGCGTGACCGGCAAAACGACGTCAGGTTACGAGCGCAGCCACCGTATTGATTTACCTCAGGCTGGCAGCACCTGGACAATCCGATTCCGTAAGATTACGTCTGATGCCAACAGCGCGAAGATCGGCGACACGATGGTGTTGCAGAGCTTCACCGAGGTAATTGACGCCAAATTACGGTATCCAAACACAGCGCTGCTTTATATCGAATTCGATTCCAGCCAATTTAATGGCTCTATCCCGCAGATCTCCTGCGAGCCCCGCGGCCGCGTTATCCGCGTTCCGGATACTTACGACCCCGAGACCCGCACGTATAGCGGTACGTGGGCTGGGACATTTAAATGGGCCTGGACCGATAACCCTGCATGGATTTTCTATGACCTGGTGGTTAGCGACCGTTTCGGACTTGGGGATCGTCTTACAACGGCCAACATAGATAAATGGACGCTCTACCAGGTTGCACAGTATTGCGATCAAATGGTACCGGACGGCAAAGGCGGAAGTGGTACCGAACCACGCTATACCTGCAACGTGTACATTCAGGAACGCAACGACGCTTATACGGTCCTGCGTGATTTTGCTGCCATCTTCCGTGGGATGACCTACTGGGGCGATGACCAGATTGTGGCGCTGGCGGACATGCCGAGAGATGTTGATTTTACATACACGCATGCGAACGTTATTGATGGGCGCTTTACCTATTCCAGCAGCACCACAAAGAACCGTTACACCAATGCGCTGGTGTCCTGGTCTGATCCTGATAACGCTTATTCTGATGCGATGGAGCCTGTTTTTGAGCAGGCGCTGGTTGCGCGTTATGGGTTTAATCAACTTGAGATAACTGCGATCGGTTGTACCCGTCAGTCGGAAGCGAATCGGAAAGGGCGATGGGGGATCCTCACCAACAACAAAGATCGCGTTGTTACTTTCAACGTAGGGGAAGATGGCAACATTCCACAGCCTGGCTATGTAATCGCTGTAGCGGACCGAAATCTCTCCGGGCGCGACCTGGGCGGCCGTATCTCTGCGGTAAATGGTCGCGTGCTGACGCTGGACAGGGCGCCGGATGCTTCGGCAGCCGACAGGATGGTTGTCAATCTTCCATCGGGTGTTTCACAGTCACGCACCATTCAGTCGATTACGGGCAATAAAGTGACCGTTACGACCGCTTACAGTGAAACGCCTGTGGCTGAGGCCGTATGGGTCATTGAGTCTGATGAGCTCTACGAACAGCAGTATCGCGTTATTACGGTAACTGATAATAACGACGGCACGTTCACAATCGTCGGTGCAAATCACGATCCGGATAAATTCGATCGCATTGATACCGGAGCCATCATTGACCAGCGGCCGGTGAGCGTGATCCCGCCGGGCAACCAGTCGCCGCCTGCGAACATCGTCATCAGCTCGTTTTCTGTGGTGCAGCAAAATATCAGCGTCGAAACGATGCGCGTGAGCTGGGACCAAGCGCAGAACGCTATCGCCTATGAAGCGCAATGGCGCCGCAACGACGGGAACTGGGTTAACGTGCCGCGCAGTTCCACCACATCATTCGACGTCCCGGCGATTTATGCAGGGCGCTACCTGGTGCGCGTGCGCGCAATCAATGCCGCAGAAATTTCATCCGGGTGGGGCTATTCAGAAGAGAAAATGCTGACGGGTAAAGTGGGCAACCCACCGAAGCCGGTTGGCTTCATCGCTTCTGAAAACGTGGTATTCGGTATTGAGCTGAACTGGGGATTCCCGGCGAATACCGACGACACGCTGAAGACGGAAATTCAGTACAGCCTGACCGGTACCGAAGACGATGCGATGCTACTGGCCGATGTGCCTTACCCGCAGCGCAAATATCAGCAGATGGGCCTTAAGGCTGGGCAGATTTTCTGGTACCGCGCGCAGCTGGTGGACCGCAGCGGCAACGAATCAGGGTACACAGAATGGGTGCGAGGACAGGCCAGCATAGATGTTTCCGACATCACAGATGTGATCCTGGAGGAAATTAAAGACTCCGATACGTTCAAAGACCTGATCGAGAACGCGGTGGACAGCAATGAAAAAATTGCTGACATGGCTGACGACATCAAACAGGCCAATGACGAACTGGAGCTGCAGGCGAAGGATATCGCCCAAAACGCCCTGAACATTGGGAAGGTCCAGACCAGCGTTAATGAGCTTTCGAGTACGGTCGGTGAGGTGTCGTCTTCCCTCTCAGAGCTTGAGCAGACCGTCGCCACGGCTGATACCGCGCTTGGCCAGCGAATCGACAGTATCAGCGTGTCTATGGACGGCATGACGGGTGGGGTGAAAAACTCGGCTATCGCAATTATTCAGGGCAACCTGGCTCAGGTGGCCACGCGTAAAACCCTTTCTGCAACGGTCGCCGGTAACAGCGCACAGCTGGACCGCATTGATGAGGTGATTGTCAACGACAGGGAGGCAACGGCGCGCTCTCTGCTGAGTCTGCAGACGGACGTTAACGGCAACAAAGCATCCATCAACAACCTGAATCAGACGTTCTCGGATTACCAGCAGGCTATGGCCACGCAGGTAAACAGCATCACGGCGACCGTTAATGGCCACACTTCGGCGATCACCACCAACGCGCAGGCCATTGCGAACGTCAACGGCGACCTGAAGGCGATGTACAGCATCAAGGTCGGTTTATCCAGCAACGGCCAGTATTACGCGGCGGGGATGGGGATCGGCGTGGAGAATACGCCATCCGGGATGCAGTCGCAGGTTATCTTCCTGGCAGACCGTTTCGCGGTAACGCACCAGGCAGGAGCGACCGTTACGCTTCCATTCGTTATTCAGAACGGGCAGACCTTTATCCGAAATACTGTGATTGGTGAAGGGACTATCGACAACACCAAAATCGGCAGCTACATCCAGTCCACAACCTGGGACGGCACGGGGAACGTTGGCTGGCACATCAACAAGTCAGGCTACGCGACGTTCAACAACGTGACCGTTCGCGGCTCGATTTACGCCACAAACGGTAATTTTTCTTTCAATGGCTCCGGCAACACAACAGTGATCAATGGCAACGGTTTAACCGTCAACATTCCTGGTGGTGGCCGGATTGTACTGGGGACATGGACATAAGATGCCGACAGGATTATTGATAGAACTGAATGACGGCGGAAAGCGTATGGAGATAACGGCGGGCCTGAGATGCCCGTCTTTTGGTGGCAGCTTTGACACTGGCTACCAGAAAGCAAAGTATGTGGACATTGCTGGTTATGTTTCAGGAGCGCAGGTGCTGTTTATACCGCATGCGACTGCCTATGTTGATTCAGGGCTGTGGCATAAAATGAATTCCATCACTATCTCTGGTGGGAGGGTTACGCAAAATTCGAGGATGCAAGCGCTGGGTATAAGTGAGAGGGATAGTACCTATACCTTTCCCGGTAGTGTCTGGCAGATATTTCCTACAGGTCAGCGAAGTGGGGTTGGCCTGCTTATTGGTGACAGCACCGACTTCCTGGCGATCACCAACGCCACGCAGTCAGGCCAGTGTATCTGGAAGGGTACCGTTAATGTTCCGGCCGGGGGGTGGGCGGTTCCCACGATAGCAGGATATGACAAATCGAAGTATATCGTTTTCGGGCGCTGTAATAGCGGTAACACGATTGACTTCGACGGTAATACTGTCAGGTTCTTCAGCCCTCCGTCCACGAACGATGACGCTCCCGCAACCGGCACGATAGATATCGTTATTTTCGCCAGTGGCGTAGCACCACAGCCTGGTACCGGACTCAATATTTTTAATGCTGCAGGAGTCTGCACGTTTTCAACAACAAGACGGCCTTTCGTATACCTCAATCAACTCTGGACACCTTCCACAAGCGCCGTGAGCATCGGCAGCGGCTATGTTCCGCTGGGCAGATTTGGTCTGATGGTTCATATGGTCAATGGCATGTATGTGTATCGGATGTTCGGAATAAAGATACAGAACGGCAGCGCTTCAGTTCAGGGCGGGAAATATCTTGGTCGCGAGCAGTATGCCATTTTCGGTAATAACACGGTGACGTCGCTCAGCCTTCCGGTTCTGCCTGATATGTACGTCTGAATTAACTGCCTAATTAAATCAACCTCGCTCCGGCGGGGTTTTTTATTGCCTGGAGAAAATATGCTTTATAACACTGGCACCATCGCCATTAACGGAAACACCGCAACCGGGACCGACACGAACTGGACGGCACCCGCCAGCCAGGTCCGCGTTGGCCAGACTATTATCGTCATGTCTAACCCGGTACAGATGTTCCAGATTTCATCCGTGAACAGCGCCACGTCAATGACGGTTACTCCAGCCGCCTCTCCGGCGCTCAGTGGCCAAAAGTACGGCATTCTGGTATCAGACAATATCTCGGTCGACGGCCTGGCTCAGGCAATGTCACAGCTTATCAAAGAGTACGACGAGAATATTGGCGCGTGGGAGACGTTCGCCACCACCTCAGCAAACCAGAGCATCACCGTTACCATCAACGGCACCCCTGTAACGATCCCCAGCATCGGTAAACTGGCGCAGAAAGGGAGCAACGGTGCGCTTGCTGTTGCAGACGGCGGGACCGGGGCAACGACTACAGCAGACGCTCGCTCAAACCTCGGTTTGGGAAGTAGTGCGACAAAGGACGTCGGAACGGCGGCCGGGAACGTCATGCAGGTTGGAGCTTTTGGATTTGGTGGGCGTCCAAGTGTCGGGTTTGAAAACTTCGATGCAACACAGACAACCTACGGATCGACAGAAAACCCGATCCCTGGGTTGAATATGTTTGGCCTGACTATTCTGCACTCCGGAATCGGTTACGCAGCTCAGATTGCATTCCGGGGAAATAACGGCTTTTGGTACAGGGCCGTTGAAAATTCGGTCAGAGGTTCATGGATAAGAGCTTACGATACAGCAAATACCACCAAAGCCAGCGATGGCACACTGAAAGCTGCGTCCCCGGTTGCCCGTATCGTAGCGAGCCAGGAAGCCTGCCAGCGCGCCGATATAGCGGAGGATGGGTTCTCATGGTGCGGCTGTGGAACGGCGAACTCTGAGGCGGATGGAATCACTCTTTCTCGCCTCGACATAGGTGTTTACGTGCTCGCTGGTTCGGCAGGCCTGGCGTCAGAGGGATGGCAACTGCTGCCGCCAATGGACCCCGGCGGCATGGGTGAGCTGGGTGTGGTTGAGGCCGAGCAAAATGAAAGCGGCGGACTGACTATCCGCCTGTTTAAGCGAAAATACATACTGAGCGATGACGGAGAGATCGTCAAAACGAAAGGGGAACCGATGGACGTGCCGGTGAACAGCTGGATCGATGTTCGCCTGAATATGCCCACTGATTCAGTTTTCAATCGTGAACAACAGCGACTGCAAGGTGATAACGAAGGTTAGGCAACTACCGGGCCGCGTAGTTCGGCCAGTTCTTTTTCGATGGTCTTTAACCGTTCGCCCAGCTCTTTGATTGCCTCAACATACAGCGCGCTCATCGCGCTGTAGTCCACTGTTTTAAGATCGCTAATTTCGTCTCCACCGGGCTTCAAAGTCGGCATAATTTTGCTCACATAGAATTGCGGCCCTAAAATTTACAAAACTCATAATTCGAAGCGACATAGAAACTTAGAAACGAAACGGCGAAGCTTTAAGCATTCATCACAGACCCTCCGTCTTGCGTGCATACTCAAATGAAACTACTGTATATAAAAACAGTGTTTGAGGTATGCAACATGGAATTTATCAGGCCTGCAGAACTGCGAGAAATTATAGCTCTCCCGCTTTTCAGTGACTTAGTGCAATGTGGTTTCCCAAGCCCAGCGGCTGATTACGTTGAACAGCGCATCGATCTCAATGAGTTACTTGTTGCTAACCCGAGCTCAACGTATTTCGTCAAAGCCGCGGGCGATTCTATGATCGAAGCCGGGATCAGCGACGGTGATCTGCTGGTAGTGGACAGCTCCAGGACTGCTGAGCACGGTGACATTGTTATCGCCGCTGTAGAAGGGGAATTTACTGTAAAACGCCTGCAGCTGCGCCCTACAGTGCAACTCAATCCTATGAACAGCGCATATAGTCCGATTGTTGTTGGCAGCGAAGACACGCTGGACGTTTTCGGCGTCGTGACTTTCATCGTTAAATCGGCGAGCTGAATATGTTTGCTCTCTGTGATGTGAATTCGTTCTATGCATCATGCGAGACTGTGTTCAGGCCGGACTTGAGAGGGCGGCCGGTTGTCGTTCTCTCAAATAACGATGGCTGTGTAATCGCACGCAGCGCCGAGGCCAAAGCCGCCGGAATCACCATGGGTGAGCCTTTCTTCAAACAAAAGGAGCTTTTCCGGCGTGCTGGCGTTGTTTGCTTCAGCAGTAACTACGAGCTATATGCTGATATGTCGAACCGTGTGATGACCACGCTGGAGGAAATGAGCCCTCGCGTCGAAATATATAGCATCGATGAAGCTTTCTGCGACCTTAATGGTGTTCGAAACTGCCGGGACCTGACAGAGTTTGGCAAAGAGATCCGCGCGACGGTTCTGAAGCGTACACACCTGACTGTCGGGATTGGCATCGCGAAAAGTAAGACCCTTGCAAAGCTGGCAAATCACGCCGCCAAAAAATGGCAGCGTCAGACGGGCGGAGTTGTTGATTTGTCCAATATCGATCGCCAGCGTCGGTTGTTGGCTATTGTGCCTGTGGAGGACGTATGGGGCGTCGGCAGGCGCATCAGTAAGAAGCTGAACGCCATGGGCATCAAAACGGCTCTGGACCTCTCAGAACAAAGCACATGGATTATCCGTAAACACTTTAACGTGGTACTCGAGCGAACGGTTCGGGAGTTGCGCGGCGAGCCTTGTCTTGATCTGGAGGAGTTTGCACCAGCTAAGCAGGAAATCGTCTGCAGTCGGTCATTCGGCGAACGCGTTACTGAGTATGAGCAGATGCGCCAGGCTATCTGCAGCTATGCCGCCCGTGGTGCTGAAAAACTTCGGGGTGAGCATCAGTACTGCCGCTTTATCTCTGCGTTCGTGAAAACCTCTCCCTTTGCGCTTAACGAGCCATATTACGGCAATAGTGCGTCAATGAAGCTTCTCACGCCAACACAGGACTCACGCGACATCATCAGCGCCGCGGTAAAGTGCCTGGATCAAATCTGGAAGGAGGGCCACCGCTATCAAAAGGCTGGAATCATGCTGGGAGATTTTTTCAGTCAGGGGGTGGCGCAGCTGAACCTTTTCGATGAGAACGCGCCACGCGCAGGAAGCGATAAGTTGATGGAAGTTCTCGATCAGTTGAACGCGAAAGACGGGAAAGGCACGCTCTACTTTGCGGGGCAGGGCATTCAGCAGCAGTGGCAGATGAAGCGAGAGATGCTTTCGCCGCGGTATACGACGAGGTACTCAGATCTGCTCGTGGTCAGGTGACGGGCTCTATTAACTCCGGTCCCTGATTCTTCACATTACCCACCGCGCGTGTCACGGCGTGCCAGATAAACTTGCCGGCGGGCACTGTACCGTCAGCAATTATCTCCTCAGCTTCTTTCCCGCTTACATCCTGACGCATCCATTCGCGCGCAGCTTCAGGTGACAGAACCAGTGGCCGGCGGTCGTGAATATCGACAAGGCCTTTGTCAGCTGCAGACGTCACTATTAGGAATCCTTCCGCTTCATCGCCGCGCTCAAATGGAGTGCTGCCGATTGCCGCCATAAATATTGGCTGGCCGTCGGCCCGGTGAATGAAGTAGGGCTGTTTTTTGTCGCCTTCCTTCTTCCATTCGAACCACCCATCTGCAAAACAGATTGCCCGGCCATGCTGCCAGAGAGGCTTGAACATCCTGCTGGTGGCAGCCGTCTCGACGCGCGCGTTTATCAGAGGTGCTTTCTCCCACCACCCGGGCGCGTAACCCCAGAAAACCGGATCAAGATGCTGCCGCTCGTCGCGTTCGCTCAACAGCAGGACTTTGGTACCTGGGGCCACGTTGTAACGTCCGATTGGTTCAGGGTCGTACGCGATGTCGCGATCGGCTTCATCGGCCAGGTAAGCCAGATATTCTTCACGGGTTTGTGCTTGTGCAAAACGTCCACACATAGAAACCTCCAGTCAGTCAGACTGAAAGTATAGGGCAGGGAGAAAAAGAGGTACGTACTGAGTAAAGTTAGGGGCAAATTTAGGGGCAAAAATGCGGAATAGGGGCAAAAAAAGGGCACTGAAAATGTAGGTCTGGGTAGCTTTAGGGAGAAGTTATTATGCTATAACTAATTGAATAAGTAGAGAAAATAAATGATATCAATGAGTTGGGAAAATCAGCGTAGCTTATTCAGGTTGTATTGTTCTTTTTTGTTAACTTCTTGATTTTGTTGCATTTATTTGTTACTCGAATCTTAAGTCGGACACCGGTAGGGTATAACGATGACGATTACCCTTTGCGCAATTTTGTGCCTCGTCTGACGGGTAAAAAAGACGGGATAGTGCCTGCAGTAAAAAACCAGCATGCGAAAGTGTGCCGTGTATGGTACGGATTGTTGCGACGAATGCCAGCATGTTTTACGGAATAATAGCATCAACCTGAAACATTCACGTTATCGCGTATAATGCGGCATCTGAATACGCTCAACATTCCCGTGGTCACTGCTATGACGCTCAATCGTTTTTGTTATCTGCTTCTGTTTTCCGCTGCGACTGGCAGCCTTTTTACTTCGAATCCTGTTGTCATGTGGTTCGTGCTCATCAATGTGCTGACGATGGCGATATATGGCGCGGATAAAATGGCGGCGCGAAAGGGCATGCGCAGAGTCCCGGAAGCCACTTTGCTGGCGTTTGGGGTGACAGGCGGTTGGCCTGGCGCCATTCTGGGTCAACAACTTTTTCGCCATAAAACGCAAAAGCAGCCTTTTAAAACCTACTTTATGCTAAGTGTCATCCTGAGCATCGTAGCGATGGCGGCGCTTTATCACTTCTCTGCGTTATGAGCATCGGTTGGCGTAACAAACACTCTTTCTACTGTATTCCTGCTACGCTTTTCTGTTGGACACGGGAGCGCGATCATGAAGAACAAAGAAGAACAAACGGGATTGGTTGGGCTGGCGATTGGGGCCGCCGTTATTGGGCTGGTTTCAGCGCAGAAGCCAATCAATCGTGAAAGTATCGTTGATGAACTGGTCAGACTCGGCAGACAGAAGGGCGATGGCGTTGAAGACGAGGTGTTCGTCAAAGCCGCTGAGCTGGTCAGAAAAGGCTTATAG